GATGGCCGACTCACTATTCCACGCTGCGTCGGTTGCCTCGAACACCCAATGACCGGACATCCCGAGGCCAGGAGCAGCGGCACGGGCAGCGGTCGGGGACAGCGTCGTCCAGGTGCCGCCGCTGATCGAGTAGCGGAACAGCGTGACCGCGTTGCTGCCCATGTAGTAGATGAAGTCGTCGTTCCCCTCGATCGAGTACACCGAGGTAGCGTCAGGTGCCGTCGTCCATGCCGTCGAGGTGGTCAGCACCGTGGCGGTGTTGCTGGCGATGGTGCGGATCTGGCCTGCGCCAGTGCCCGACACGATGCGGACCTGGAAGTTTGCCCACTGGTTGACGGTCCAGGTCTTGGCCGAGTTCGTCAGCGTCGACGCACCGCCCGTCGTGGCGGTGCCGGTGGCGAAAGCGTTGTAGCCGTCGCCCACCCAAGACGGTGTGGCGATCAACTTGCTGTCGGTGCCGATCACCGCAGCGGGAGCGATGCCGTCGGTTGCGCCGGTTTCGGCCGACGCCCAGGTGTTGAGGGCGAAATCGTAGAACCGGAACACGCCCGTCGTCGTCGTGCCTGCCGAACCGATCGCGTTCAGCACGTACCAGCGGGGCGTCATCAGACGGTAAGTGGTCGACGCCGTGAACGACGCTCCCTGGGTCGCCACGGTGATCACCGAGTTGGTGCCGACCGTGTTCGACAGGATCGGCAACGTCACACCAGCGTTCGGACCTCCCGTGATGTGGATGGAGTACCCACGAAGGTCACGAGCCAGCGTCAGGTTCGTGGTGATAGTCGACGTCGTGCCAGCGGTCGCCGTGCCAGACGGGCCGGTCGCCGTTGCCGTGCCGCACGCACCGACACCGAACGAGCCAGCGAGAGCGCCAGACGGGATCTGCGTGAACGCATCCTCCAGCGGCGAGTAGAGGTGGTGGATCGTGGCGCTCGTGACGTAGAGCTGCTGCTGGCGATAGTGGCGAGACGACGAGACGAACGCACCGTTACTCGTTGCCACCGGGGCGGGAGTGCAGAACTCCCACCGCTTCAGGTCGAGGATCTTGCGGTTTCCATTGGTGGTAGGCATCAGGACACGCTCACGTTTCTGCGGAGGGAATCTGCGCCGAGGCGCATGAGGGCGGGGATCTGCTCGAAAGCTGAGTTACCGCCGACTTGTGTCTGGTTCGACACCGTGCCGACGGTGGTCACGGTGCTGACGGTGGTCACGGTGCCGACGGTGGTGATCGTCGCTAGTGTCAGCGACGCAGTGATGGCGTCAACCACGACACGGAGACGACCGGCCACGTCGGGCATCGACTGGCCGATCGAACGGTTCAGGCTCTGGACCGCCATCCGCATCGCTTCCAACGCCTCGACCACTTCGCCCTTGGTGAGCGTGACGGGCAGCGGCGCAACGTCCGACACGTCGACCGCGGTGCCCTCGACGCCGGAGGCCAGCTTGACGCGTTGGAACTGCACGCCGCCGATGTCGTCGGTCGCGACGACCTCACCCGTGCCGGGAAGAGTCACATTGTCAGCCATGAGGTCAGCTACCAGTGACGGTGACGCTGAGCGCAGGGCCGGTGATGTTGCCGCCGTTGGTCGGAATGGAACTCGCAGGCTGATCGACGCCGAGCAGGATACGAGCCGCATCCGATGCGCCTTCGATGTAGTACGCAACGAACGTCCACGTCTCTCCGGCGGCGACAGCAGTGTAGACCGGAGCGGTGGCCGTGAGCGTGACGTTGTCTGGCGTGTCGTTCTCGGTGAGCGTGACGCCTGCGAGGTCGGCACGTGCGTATCCGGCGGCGACCGATTCCGCCGATCCTGCGTCTGCGATCAGATCGCTGAGGAAGTTCCAGTCCCTGACAGTTCCGACAGCAGGAAGAGAGCCGGTGAAGACAGCCTGGCGGATGTCTGTCGTGCCGCTGATGGCACTGTTCAGAAGAGTGTGGAGACCACGGTTTGTGAAGTAGAACGGCATGACTTACTCCTCCTCGGAGGTTGTGTTAGATGAATTCAGATCCGCATTGACTTCGCGGTCAACCGCGACGCCGAATGCATCCTGTTGCACTCGGGCACGAGCTTCCTGTTCTGCCAGGATCTCAGACTCGAGAGTTGCATCGTCAGGCAAGTCATCGAAGCCGATGGAGCGCATGCGCTGACGGATGTACTTCATGGGAACGATCTGCGGAGTCGCCTTCGCGATGGTGAGCAAGTCCGCAAGGTCCTTCGAACGGTTCGGCGGGATCTTGTCTCCGTAGGTGGGAAGCATCCGCACGTTCAGCAGAGGATTCATGATGCCGCCCTCGTAGGCAACGAGCCACTTCGGCAAGTCGAAGAACATGTTGCCGAGTCGGTCGGTGATCGTCATTTCCTTCTCTTCGGCCCGAACTAGGATCGGGCTCAACTCCAGGAGCAGTGCGATCCCTGACTCAGCCGCCTGAACGTTGACAGTTCCTCGAGCGACGGCAGGCGTACCTTCGTACAACATGTCCATCAACATCTTGATGTGCTCCTGATACGGAGCCATCGAAGACGCACCGTTCAGGCGGTTCATCTTCTTGCCGGTCGGAACCTCCACAACTCGAGCGGGACCGAGATTCCAGTCAGTTTCTTCGCCGTTCTCGTCAACAGGCGAGCCGCTGTCCGTCCAGTAGACGCCGAGCCCTTCGAGCGCCAGCGTAAGCTCCTCGTCGCTCACCGACTGGTTCACCGCAGCCATCATGCGCTCGAGACCCTTCATCTCGGACGCTCCGTAAATGCTGTTCGGGATCTCGAAGTTCGGGATCATGTAGATCGGCAACGAATCGATCGGCTGCGGAAGAGTTACCAGCGGGGAGAGCACCTCCACGAACTTCGCTTCCTCCTCGAGCATTCCGGGTCCGCCCCAGGCGTCGACCTCGTAGAGCGCATCCTCCATCGTGATCGGAGAAGGGCCACCCATCCCGGTCGCCTTGCGATACGTGAGCCGACGGATGAACGTCTTGTCGCCTCGCTGCACTTCCTCGGCGATGTGGTATCCGATGATCTCGCCGGGAATAGCAGGATTTTCGATGGGGAAGATACTCGATGGATCAACGGGAAGAATCGAGATCTTGGTCCCCGGCTCCTTGATCGGATTGCCGGACAGCATGAACGCCGAATCGCCACGAATGAGTCCGTAGCGCTTGTTCGAGTTGAACTTCGAGGCGAACCGCTCACGCCTCGCCAGATCGTTCCACACCTGAAGCGCTGCCACTTGCTCCTGAGGTGTCCCGTACATCTCGTCGCAGACGACCGTGAGCGATGGCGCAAGGTAGCGATGCATCGTCTCGATGATGCCCTTGCCAGACGGCACATAGATCGGCTTGTCCTCTGCGCCACGGCTCACGAGCTTGAACGTGTCCGGGACGTTCCAGTACATCGCTTCGTAGAGCGCATAGGAAGCCACACGACGCTTCTCGGCGTCACTGGCGATCCATGCCGGGAGCGCACCGAGGAACGGCTTCGCTGTTGCGTAGTTGTCTGTCGTCATCGTTTCATTTTCGCTTTCCGAACAACGGCTCTGCCGCCTCTTGAGTCGCCAGGACCGCCGAAGTGACCACGGAAGAATCGCCCGAGCGCCTCGGGTCCGTGGTCATCCTTGTCCATTGGCCTCTCGGGCTGAGTGGCGCTCTGTTCTTCCTTCGTCTCCGGGTAGCGGTAGTCCTGCATCTCGCGGATGAGGTCGACGCATGAGCGGTCGATGAAAAGACGGGGAGACTTAGTGTGCGGATCAACCTTCAGGAACTGACGAATCAGCTCGAGTCGCCACTTGAGCTCTCCGCCTGTCCCAGTGTTGGCCTTCCACCGCAAGTGCTTCTCGAGCACCGCAGTATCTCCCGGTTCTGCGGGATCAGGAAAGAGCGTCTTGACCTGACCGCTGATCGGATACGACTCCAGATCCTTCGCAATGTCGTTGATATCTCGGCGAACCTGTCGATACTCTGCCAGGACGTACACGTTGTCCCAGACGTCCACCTGAACGAACAGAAGCACGAACGGGTTCGTCCATCCGTAGTCGCAACATGCGAAGAGCGGATACCGGGGATCGTATTTCAAGCTCTTGACGTGAACCTCTTCGTCGAACTCCTTGAACACTCGTCCAACGAACTCCGTGAATTCAGCGCCGATCTCTTGCTGGAAGCGCTCCTCGCTCATGTCGCGAGCCATGTCGATGATCTCTTCGTCGACGAGCCCTTCCTTGACGATGCGGTTCATGAGCACCGACGAATCGCTGATGCCGTACATGTCGCGAAGCTCCGTCGGGTTGCCTCGCAACGCAGCGAGCAGCATCTCGATGCCTTCTGGCGTTGCCCCTTTGGGAAACACCAAGTCGTTGATCCACGATGGCATCTTGAACGAGTCCCATGAATGGTCGTTCGGGTCCTGCCCTCGCTGCCACATTCGGTAGAACCAGTTCTTGCCTTCCGGCGTGGACGAGTGGATGGACCAGCCACGGAAGTCCGCCAACGTCGGGCGAACGTACTTGGTCCAGACACGCTCCTTGAGCTTTGCCGCCTCGGCCATGATGACGCCGCTGAGACCTTCACCGACCAACGTCTGAGGGTACTTGGCGCTCTTGGCATGCACTTCGAAAGTGCCTCCCCATAGGGAAATATGCATGTCGCCGCTCTCGGGATTGTTGTAAGTGCCCGGACGGTCGAACGGGACATCGAGCTTCGACAGGTCGTTGTAAAGAACGCGAAACTCTTTCTCCGAGTCGGAGTACTCGGGACCGACAATCCAGAACTCTCGACGCTTGCCAAGGTCCTTCAGATCCTGCGAAACCAGACGAGTCGCAAGCGCCTCCGCTGTCAGTTCGTGCCCTCCCAGCGTGGACTTCCCAGTTCGTCGCCCTGCGTCGACCACACGGTGTCTGGCGTTCGATGCGTGGATGCGCCGCTGACCCTTGTGCGGATAGTAGTTCACTAGATCGAACACGACCGGCAGAGCCGCACGACGCTTGCGAATCACTCTGCGGACGTGAGTGGGAACGTGGTGCTCAGTCGTCGTCGCCATCAGCGGAATCCTCGTAGTCACGCCCGATGGCGGCACGCAAGTTGATCCGCTGGACCGCTCGGTTCAGTTGATACAAATGATCAACCATCCCGAGTGCTTTGTCGAAGAACTGTTCGTTGGGCCGAATCTCGAACCAGCAACGCTTCCCGTCTTCGTCGATGAAGTTCATGAGACCGATGAAGCCATCAGGCATCCATCCGTTCTCCCGGCACACGTCAGCGATGGTGTTCTCGATCGCCGAGTTGAGCCCACTGTGCGACAGGCTCATACCATCGCCGCCACGACAGTCGCCAGAAGGAACACGGCGACGAGTATGTGCAAAGCGAACGATTGGCGCTTCACGAGTCGTCTCCGTCGTCATCCCAGTCGTCATCGTCTTCAGTGGCAGTGGTCTCGATGGCATCGGACAGACGTGCCACCACGTCCTCCATTGCCGTTTCCCACTTCGCCTTGACGGCAACGTTGACCATGACCGGATCCTTGCCCATGACACGATCGATGATCATCTTGGCAGCGGCGAGACGATCCTTGTTGTCGGCGTCCTTGTCGGTCACGACCTGATCGAGAAGGTTCACCGCATTCATCAACGAATCGCGCATCTGTTCCTGAGCACGGCTCATGACACGCCGGACGAGTTCGTCATGCAACGCCTTCGGCACGACGATGGGCTTCTTCCCAATGAACGTGCCATTCTTCGAACGGCGTCGCCCCTCGCGAAGCTCTTCGTCATCCCAGTCGCTCAGGTCATCCAAGCCCACGAGAACCCTCGTTCCAGACTTGCCCAGACGAATGACGGCTCGCTCGTCGCCTCGGAGCGTGTCGACACGATTGCGCATTGCCATCGTGGACATCTTCTGCCGCCGACGCTGGATCTCTTCGATGCCGTTGACCGCGAGGCTCACTTGATCTGCTCCGCTCCATCGGTGGCAGCAAGCTCGGAGATCTCCGTTGCGCCTTCCTCGACGAGTGCATCCCAATACTGACCCTTCTCGAGAACGCCTTCGTTGAGTCGAAGTGCGTACTGCTCCTCGTAAGGAAGCATTCCAGCAAACGCTTCTCCGTTGTCCGGGCTGGACAGACCGGAGTCGTCTCCGGTTGTGTAGAGAAGCATGAGCCGCTCCGAAGGCGTCGGCACATGTGGAGATGGCTGGATGCGATTGCGCATCGTTCGTCCACCGAACTCGCTCGGTGTGTTGCTGACAGCCATGCGCAGCAAGCTACACCGACGATGACGCAATTGCTAGTCAAGATTGTCTCGAGTTTGCCGGAGCAGATTGTCTCGATAACGACGGATGTAGTACACCGCATGTCGAGCCGCATCTCGAGAGTGTTGCATTCCTTCGAACCAAAGACCCAGGCGCTTCAACGTCTCATCATCTACATTCGACTTGATGGATGGATCTTGCAAATGCAATTGAACGGGAAGAGAGACTCTTTGCAGTTCGGCAAACATCGAAGACACGAGACGAACCGGAGAAAGAAGGTCTCTCGTCTTCGTCCTCGCCCGCAGCGTGAAATCCTCGGAGACCACACGGTCGGCACGGATCTTCACTGCCCCTTGAACAATCTTTCGAGCCACTTCCCATTCTGCATGAAGAAAACTGTCCTGAGAAAGATCCCAACACCTAATCTCTCGAAAACCGATGCAACCCATATCCATCAGGTCTCGATAATAACGAGACTCCCCTCCATCAGCGAATCGAATAGTGCGCAGATCCTCCGGCTCGAAGTCCATCCACATGAGCCCTGTTGTCTCGCCGGGATCGATCGCGAGCAACGTAGCGAACCACTGCCCGACAGACTTCGACCATCCGACTTCCTCCCGAGACGGCCGAGGCGCATCCCAGAGATCCGTGTTCGTGATCACGAGCCTGGAACGAAACTAGAAGCTTCCCAAGTGAGATCGATCGGCTCGATCCCTTGCAACCGAAGCTCCTTGATGATCTTCTCGGCGACACGATCATAGTCCACCGGCGTCCCGTAGAACTTGACCGAGAAAGACACGTCCATCGAAAGCTCAACAGAACTCGGCACCGTTCCGTTGAGCCGGTCGAACTCCAACTGAGCCGCCTGATCCGCCAGAACATCCTGAGCAGAACGAACTCCATGTCGATAGAGCATCTCGGTTGCGGTCTTTGCAAGTGCAACGCATCTCCGACGCGAGTCCTCTTCTACGAACACGACACGCCTCTCGGCACCGTTCGCCGACACCCAGAACTCGTATCCGACGTGTCCAGAAACGAACCGAGACAGGACATCGACATGCGTGTCGAGAACGTACTCCGCTGACAATGTGATCTTCATTTTCATCCTTCCGATGCAATCCGAAATTTCATCCCGACTACCGCCTACGTACGTATGTAGCACTCTCGTCCCGCGCTCTCCCGATCCCGCGCAAGGCCATTTCCTAACTGAGTCCTATTGCTCTCTACACGTATACGTATGTTCCGAGAGCAATAAGCATCCGTTCCCAAATAGCTCTGTCCTCCTGAGCGCTCGCGCAGGACCCGGAGGCAGGCGTATACGTATAGCGCTCGTGCGCAGTTGCCGCAATTTTTTCCCGAGAAATCAACGACTTTCGGGAGCGAGCTCGAGCTCCATCTTCGAACGAAGCTTCTCAACACTCAGCAATTCCTGCCGAATTCGCTCGGTCAAGACGTTCGTTCGACTCCTCTCTTCCTTCGACTGAAGGGGAACAGCACGCCTACCGAGCGTCACATGGCGTCGAATCGCCACCGAAACGGACGCCCACCACTCATCGATGAACGCCTGAGGCTCCAGCCGAATCGCAAGAACCGTCAGTGCTTTCCCCTCATCAGAATCCGCTGAGGGGAGCACCAACGCATCCACGATCGCCTCCGGTGACACGGTTCCGATGCGTCCGTAGTCACGACCGAGCCTCGCCAGCATCACCTTCCGAACCTCTCCCCACCACTTCGGCTTCGCAGCCTCAGGAAGGACGAGATGCCGCTCGATGACCTTCACGTTCTCCAGGAGCCAAACGGCTCGTTCGGTTGGGATCTGCGCAGGATTGAACGCAGCCACTTCATCGGGCGAGAAGCCCATCCCGGGATCCTCGAACTGGTCGTAGAGAACTGCTTTTGCCATTGGTCTAGCTCCTCGATAGAAACGAACTCTGTCTTGATTCGGCCGGACCGAAGTCCAGCGTCGATTACTTCGGCGTGCGATTCACCCAGCCATCTCGGCCGAGGAGCACTGACTTCTTCCCAACGCTGCTCCAAACTCTCGTCGGCTGCGAAAGAACGGGAGGGGCGGACACGGACTTCAGTCCCGGTCAACTCTTTGAACTTCTTGCGCTGCTCGGTCGCCTTGATGGTTCGCTTCGCGGTCACGGCAGCACTCCGAACACGGTGATCTCCACGACCACACCGCGATCCTTCGCCCACTTGAACGCATAGGCAACCAGCGGTTCCGGCGACCACGCCTTGCGAACAACAGAGCCATCAGGCGACTCGATGTCCAACGACCACGGCTTCTCCATGCGCTCGTACTGCTCGTCGTCGCGCATGATGGTTGCCTTGAGAATGATGGGTCTGTCCGTCACTTCTTCCTCCGATGCCTGCCGTAGAAGAACCACTCGACCGCCAGAAGCACGACGCACAAGGCAACGACCGCCAGTGGGAGCGTGGACTGCCACACTACAACCGACGCATCCGGCCCAGATCCCGACGCAGCCGTTAGCAGAGAGCTCATTAGCCCTGGTCCCCCGAACCGCTCCTCGCGGACGCATGGCGCTCACGTGCCTCACGTGCCGTCGCCATCGTGATGCCGCTCGAGATCATGAATTTGTACTCCCGAACCATCTCATCGAGCGCGTCCATGGCGAGCGGACGGATGCCGCCGGGTCCGACCTGTTGCGCACGTTCGAGACATTCCTCCAACCAAAGCAACACCTCGGAGTTTTCCGAAGGGGCGTGGTCCAACGGACCGTCGTCGAACATCCAACGTGCGTCGCACGCTTGGCACTTCCAGACAGCCTTGCCGTTCTCGAAGTACCACTCACTCCATGTCGGAGGCAGCGCACCGCAGTCCGGGCAGTGACGCTTCCGAAGGTTCAGTTCTTCCATGGCTCCACGTCCTCCTTGAGTGCGACGAACACCATCCACTGCGAGGTGAAGTGCTCCTCCAGGAACCAGCGCTTGCCGTCTTCGGTCTCGGCAACGATCGTGTGCGGATGCCGCTCTCTAGTTCGCTTGCCGAACCGATCCCGATACACCGCAACCTTGTCTCCCACCTTCATGGCTGCACCTTCTTCTTGATGTGCGGCTTGCGCACGAACGTTGCTCCTCGTTGCGACGAGGTGTTGATGTACCCGTCCTCGATGACGCCAGCGATCTTCAACTGCATCAAGGCTTCCCAGTAGTCGTCCCATGTCATCAGGTCGTCACTGTAGACGTGGAAGTGGTTCGGCGTCGAGGACATCACTCGGCGATGGTTGGGGAAGAGCGTGTTGAGAAGCGACTCCTGGTCGTCGCCCATGATCACTAGATCAACGTCGAAACATGGATAGTGCATGTCAGACCCGTCTGCCGCTCGATAGGACCATGCGTTGCCGTTGACCGGATCGATGATGCGACCGGCGATCCCCTCCTCCTCAGGAATCGAGCTGTCGCTCGAGTCGTAGAAGTCGCTGTCCGGGTCGAGGGCTGCGACGTAGTAGGAGAGGCGGAGGTCTGTCACAGTGCCGCCCTCAACAGGAGCACGGTCACCGCGAACAGGCACGCCACGAAGCAAGCCATGATCACGCGAGCCAACACGATCTCGAACTTGTTGAACTTGATGGGAGGCTCTGGACGCTCGCGACGCCTCATCTGTAGACCTCCACTTGCGCGCCAATCGGAACACGGAGCAGACCCTCCGTTGTGCCGAACTCGAAGTTCTGCGTCTTGGTGTCCAGCTTCTTGCTGCGCACCGTGCCCATCACTTCGCCGACTTGGATGACGTTGCCAAGACGAACATCGTTTGGAGTTGTCACGCTCCACTCTCTCACGCTCCCTCCTCTGCGCTGAATCCGAACTTCTTCTGTGCGTTGTCGAAGCCGCTTCCGTAGCGCTGCTCGAGCTTGGACACGTTGCGCTCCATCGCGACGGACATCGGCACGTCCAGCGCTGTCAGGAGCCGGGCGATGTACCACAGAACATCCCCGCATTCGTTGATGATCTTGTCCGCGTCCAACGGCTTGTCGTGGAAGACCACCTTCTTGATCTCGTCTGCTACTTCCCCGCCCTCGCCGGTGATTCCGAGTGCGTAGTTCATCAGCATCAACGACCGGCGAGACACGTCGATGCCGCTCAGGTCTTGGCGAGCGTACTTCTTGATCGCCTCCTGGAAGAAGTCGCCCGTCATGACACCTTCCTCGCAGCCCGATGGTTCATCGCCCACTCCTCGACACGGACGGCGACCGCGACCGGAACTCCATCGTGATTGTCGATCGTGTTCTGCATGTGCCAGTGCTCGCTCGGGACGCCGTTGGCAGCGAGCAACTCCACTCGCTCACGGATGGTGCAACCGCGATCCGCCGACGCCATGAACATGCACTGACGAGTGTGATAGCACACCGGACGGAAGATGCCGCTCTCGGAGATGAGCTCGAACTGCCAGCGGTTCCGCTTCTCCCAGAACTCCAACGCGAACTCGGACTCATTCTCTCCGTACGCCCACGAGAAGTCGGGCGTGTATGTGCGGATCGCTTGCTGCACAAGGGCAGCGACCATCCGCCAGTGGAACTGAGCCTGAGTGCAGAGCCGCTCGCCCATCACCTTCATGAGACCACGCATGTCGGTCTGCCAGTGCAAGCGTGTCGCGGTGCAGTGCGGCAACAGACCGCGAGCTTCCTCAGCGGCGATGCCGTGCTCAGCGAGGTAGTGGTAGGCCGCATCGATCTGCATGATCGTCCAGTCCCAGATCATGCGGTTTCGCTCGTCCCTAGGAGCGATCGTGAACTTGTAGTCGTTGACGATCTCATCGAACGAGAAGTTCGTTGCATCCTGAAGATTCGCAGTGCGCTCGGTGTTGTGCAACTCCGGCGGCAGCGTGGTCGCGTCGATCAGGTCTCCCATCACTGCGAAGCGGAGCGACTCCTGGCCGAAGTTGGCCGTGCGCTGACGGACCATCTGATGCGTGAACGCACGGTCCACACCCTCGATGACGAAGTGCATCTTGATCGCCTCGAGCGGCGACTGCAGAGTGGTCTTCATCATGTCGTCCAGCGCACGCACTCGCTCGTCGTCCGTGATCTCGGCCAGCGATCGGACGACCTTGCCCTTGTAGATCCCGTTCTGCGCAGCGAGCACGCCGAGAGGATCGTCTGGCATGTGCAGGAGATGCACGGTCGGCAGTACGCCAACGTCCGGGTCGGCGTTCGGTTGCGGCTCAGCATCGTATTGATGCTCGTCCGCCCACTTGCGAAGTCCTGTCATGACTGTGCCTCCAACTGTTCGATGACTTCCTGGATGGTGTTCTTGTAGACGAGGTCCTGACTGAGCTCGACGTTGCGCAACAGGACTCCTTCCGGCTGCGGAACCCAGACGGGCGAGTCTTCCGTGCCGACGTTCTGGTGTTGCTGAGTGATGATTCCGATTGCACTGATCGGGACCAGCGAGATGCCGCCGGTCGTGGTCTCGAGCCTGAGAAAGCCTTTGATAATCGGGTGCATCACACGATCCCTTCGATGGTTGCGATGTAGTGGATGGTTGCCCAGGTGTCGAGGTCGGTCATGCCGTTGGGACGGCAGGGGAACCCCTGCTGAGCGAAGTAGCCCTGAAACTTGATGAGTCGTTCGTGGCTGATCCATCCCCAGACGCCATCGACGGGACAGCCCTCAACCGACGTGCGGTTCAGGAAGTCCTGCACCCATCGAACGTACCCGTCTTCGTTGAACCCGTCCCACATGACGTAGTTGAATCCAACGATGGGTCGCTTCCGAAGGTCCGGGTCCGGCGTGAACTGCGGAGCAGGAGGCGGGAGAGGACGCTCGTCGAACTGAGCGTTGATCAGCGCCATCATCCACTCGCCCGGACACGCCGTGGCCTTCCAGTATTTGTGACCGACCCACGGAAGCGTCTTGCCGAAGGTGTACTCGATCATGTCGTCGGCGATGCGAGCCGATTCGATCAAGTTATCCTGCCAATTGGGGATGTGCGTGATGCCGCTCATCGACGGGCCGAAGGGGAACAGAACGCTCGGGCTGATCCTGTTGCCGAGCGTCGTGCCGTTGGCAGCGTTGCGGTTCTGTAGACCGCGAAGCATCAACGGCTTCGGTCGGAACGGGTTCGCTCCGAGGTTGTACATGATGTCCGAGTAGCCCTTGACCATCATGTCGTTGTACTGGATGCGCCTAATCTGAGACATCAGGTCTGCCTCAGTACGCAGCAACGGATCGGTCCCAAAGTAGTGACCGGTGATGACCGCCACCTCTCCGAACGGAGTCGTGCTCTTCGCCGGAACCAACCCGATCTCTTGTCTCTCGATCCAAAGATCACTCATGAGTGAGTCCTCCTCCGTCTGCCGTAGTGATGAAAGCTGGATCCCTGAACATGGGGTTCTTGAACACAAGTTCGTTCATGGAGTTTGTCTCACTGAGAACGATGGCGAGCGCCCTGTCGATTTCAGCAGCGTTGACGCCCTTGAAGTTGATGGGCTTGCTCTTGTATCGAATGATGTCTTGCATGAGACGAAAGTTGTCTCTCGCAACCTCCCCAGAGCACGCATGCTGGAGAACCGCCCTCGCCCTCCTCATGTGCTGAGCGTAGGTGAGGATGGCTTGCCCTCTGGTCGCCATGGAATCTCCACCTCCGATCAGAATGCTCCCGATGAACGGGCTTTCAATGTCTGCCATCAACTCTCCCTTTCGTATGTCGCGAGGGTTTCTCTGCCGTCGCTGTCTTCTGTGATCACCTTGAGCGTGCCGTCCATTCCGATGCGGACGTACACCTTCACGCCGAACGTGAAGCAGTCGACCTCCATGGTCTGCGCAACGAGCGCCGGGACGGTTCCGCTTGCACCGGGCGACGCCGGAACATCCTTGAGAACTCTGGTCCATCTGACATAGACCGGAGCTTCGAACGGAGCGACGAAGTAGCACATGTCGCCTCGGTCGACGGGTTGCTCGTTGTAGAAGAGCTGACCGTCTTTCCGAGTGTGGTACTTGTCTAACTCCACGAGTTGGAGATAGTGCGGTCCTGGACCCCTGTCCTTCATCACTGTTCTCCAGCATCTACACGGACGCACGAGCCGTGAAGCATGGAGCCACGGTCCAGCACATCGCCGACGATCATTCGGGCAAGCTCCGCCGGATAGAGACCGTCATCTCTGAGCATGCGGTGAGCCGGTCCAACGAACCGCTCGCGCACTTCGCTGCTCATCGGAGTGCCGTCAATCCAGCCTGGCTCATACGCCCAGACGTTGAACGTGTCGTACTCCCTGATGGAGCGGGCGAACGAGCGGATGCCCATCGAGAGAGCCGCCTTGCTAGCGCAGTAACCGACACTGTTCGAGCGTGCGATGTGTGCGCTATTGGAAGAGATGACCACGAAGTTCAACTCTCCCAGGAAGTCTGGATCGTTGGTGATCCACCATCTGAACCACTGGTCCAGGCAACGCATCGGTCCGATGAAGTTCGCGTCCATCTGCCACTGGACAGATGGAAGGAAAAAGTCAGACGCTGGCACCGAAGGCTCATTGGTACCAACAGTCATGATCACGTCCAAGTATCCGGGCGGCATGTCGCCATGGAGAACATCGAAAGAGATGTCCTCGTTGGTGATGCCAGCGGTTACGATGTCCTCGTATCGGTCCTTCCGCTTTGCTTCCTCGACGCAATGTGCTCCGAGAGAATTAGTGCGTGCTCCGACAACGAGGAGCTTCCTTTTGTTCATGTGCAACAGTCCTTTTGTAGATCATTCGCGAGGGGTTGAACCCGTGGGACGTCCAACCCCTCGCGTATATGCGTACCCTACTACCGCTGCAATTCTCCTGCAAGCGGTAGATATTTCAGGAATCCCGAAGGTTGACGCGAGGCTTCACATAGAACGGAAGCCCGACGTCGTAGTACGAGAACATCCCGTAACTGTTGGCGTACTCCGCAACCATCTCGTGTCCCTCAGATTGAACAATTCGGAGCTTCTCTTCCTCGTATTCGATGAGAGATCCGAACTTGTAAGAAGCATGGATGACGACAGGTCGCCCTCCGCTCTCCTCCAGCGCAGCCGCATGGAGCGGAGCATTGCCGTCCAAGACGCACATGGCTTCGATGCGCCAGTTCATCAGGTCGTTGCGCTGACGGAGAAACTCGAACCGAACGTTGAACATCTCCGGCAAGTCCTGTCGAGTCATCAGGTCGTTCTGAACGGAGTTGAAGTGCTCGAGCCGGTGAACGCCAGACTCGTAAGTCACCTTTTCCACGAACTCCGTCAGCATGTTCGGAGTCGGAAAGACGATTGCAATTTCATCTGCATTGACGCGATCGCGAGCCTGATCCAAGGCGTCGCGAACGTTGCTGAGGATGAACCCGGTGTTCACAGTGTTGGCACTCGCTTTCCGAATTGACGAGCACGGTCTGCCGTGCCCGAAGCCCAATCAACGATCTTGTCGAGGTCGCGCATTTCCCTGGAGTCAGGGTCTGCACCCATCTGCTCCATGATCTCGTGCGTCGCCATGACGGACGCCGCATACGCATAGAGCGCTCCGGCGCAGTGGATGTCCTGTTCGCGAAGGACCACGGCGTCCTCGAGAACACGATCGCAGAGCTCCGTGATGTAGATGCCCTCCGTGCCGTCTACATGAACTCCGCCTTCGCCCATCCCACGACAGAACTGATCCCAGTCCTCCCGCTTGAAAACGACGTACTTTCCGTCCACGTCTGTCATTCTTCTTCCTCCTTGTCGAGCTCGTCGAGGAGCCACATGTCGTTCACGTAGATGGCTCTACGTGATTGGATTCCCATCTTGTACCCACGGAAAAGCACGAGTGTCTCGTCCTCCTCGATGTCCCAGATGCGGTCTTTGAATCGGTTGTACTTCCAACGGTCAATCGTGACGGTCACGACGTCCGTGTCGTCCTCGCAGTACATGACGACCCATTCCTTCAGGTGTGGATCCTTCACGTTGTCCGGGTCCAAGTGCTGACCAGTCTTGGAGTGGTGCGACTCGAAGAGGTCCTTGAGGTTCCTGTTGCGCACGACGCCAAGCCACACGACGGAGACGTTGCTAGGTGTGCGCTCGTACGGGATCCCAGTCGCCGTGTGCGTCGGTGAGGGCAGCATGAAGGGCGAGCCGGGTACCTCAGGGACGCCGGTTGCCAAGTGCTCGCGCATGGCGTCCAGCCTCTGACCAAGACGGAAGATCTTGAACGGGTCCGGGTCGTCATGCATGTTCTTCATGGCGTCGATCTTGGCCTGACCAACTCCCTTGATTTTCAACATGGATTGCCAGTCCTTGAACTTCCCTCCCGGTTCATCGGCTCGGGCTGCGAGGAAGATGGGAGCGAGCTTCGGACCGATGCCTCGCACTTGAGTGAACCCGGGATAGATGGATCCGTTGTGCAAGCTCCACCGCTCTTGCGCAATGTTCGGATTGAACGGTGCAACCTGAATGTCTCGGCCGAACTTCGCAAGGTCGGCAAGCAACGTTCCCATCTTCTCCTTGTCGTACTTCTGGAGAGCACCGACGTAGAACTCCCGAGGGTATCGGCGTTTCAGGAACATGGTCCAGTAAGCGAGCATGCCGTAGCTCACGCAGTGCGCAGCATTGAACGCATACGCTCCGGCTGTCGCGAGCATGCTGAAGACCTTGTTCGCGTCGTCGCCAGACATGCCGTGCGTTGCCGCTCCGTCGATGAACTTGTCGCGCTGCTGATTGAACTCCTGCTCGCCGCGCTTTTTCGAAATGATCTTGCGGATGCGTGCCGCCTCCTCCCAGGAGAACATCCCAAGCTCGCGCACGACCTGAAGGATCTGCTCTTGATACACGATCTGGAAGTTTGTGTGCCGGGTGATCTCGTCGATGATCGGATGGTAGTGAACCGCCTCGGCTCGTCCATGCTTCACGTCGATGTACTCAGCGGTTGCGCCGGAGTGCAGAGGACCCGGACGTGCCAGTGCGTTCACGTCTGCGATTTCCATGAAGTTGTCCGGAGAAACCCCTTGGTTCACTGAGCGCATCGCACGACCGTCGAACTGGAAGACGCCGACCACGTCGTTCTCTTTGAAGCCCTGGATCACGTCTTCGTGGTCGAGCGGTTGCGCATACAACTCCTCGAGCGTCATGCCGATCATGTCCAGCGCGATGCGGATGAGCGCCATCGTGTTCAGCCCGAGCGCATCAAGCTTCAGAACGTTCAGGTACTCGGCGTCGTGCTTGTCCAGACTGACGACCTGGATGGTCTCGCCGGTCTTGGCGTCAGCCTTCGTGTAAACCGCACAGACGTCCGTGAGCGGTCCGTTGGCGATCACCAGACCGGCAGCGTGGATGGACATGCCTCGCACGTTGCCCTCGAGCCTCATCGCCTTGTAGAGATTGGGATTGGCGTCGAAGATCTCCTTCACCTTCGGGAACATCTCGATGCTGTCCTCGACAGTGTTCCCGGCGCGAAGGTCGCCGCTCGAGCGCTCGATGAGCATGCCCTTGACTTCGTCGACAACGAACTTCGGAATGTTGTATGCAGTTGCAACATCCTGAAGGCTGTTCTTTCCTTTGTACTTCGTGAAGGTTCCGATGTTGCCAACCTTCTCTGCTCCGTACTTCCACTCGGCATACGCCTTCACGAGCCAGCGGTACTCGTCGTCGAAGTCCAGGTCGATGTCCGGAAGGTCGAAGCGGTTCAAGTCAATGAACCGTTCGAACAGAAGCGTCGGGAACAACATCGGGTCGATCTCGGTGATGCGCATCAAGTAGCACACGAGCGAGGCAGCAGCAGAACCACGGGCGGGACCAACCGGGACGACCGGGTACTTCTTGAAGTGCTCGGGGCGAGAATCCACGTCCTTACAGAACACGACGATGTCGCTCACCATCAAGAAGTAGTCAATGAATCCCTTCTCTTCGATGAGGCGCATCTCGTACTTGACACGCTCGACGTACCGCTCGTGCTCCGAAGTGCTGAGCGCTCGAGAATGGTTGTGACCACACGGGCCGACCGAGTGTTCGCATTCCTTCTTCGGCGGAGCGTATCCTCGATAGTGCCATCCATCGTTGATGATCTTGCGGAAGAGCACTCGCTTGTCCTCGATGCCTTCCGGCAACGGGTACTCGAGGTTCTGCACCTTCGGGAGCTTCACGTTGCACGAGTCACCGATGGTACGAGCCATGCGGATCGCGCCCTCTGCTTCCGCCTTGGACAGACCCGTGCCGATCAGCCGCCGATAGATCTCGTTGTCAGACAAGGGAGAAAGCGGAACGTGGTATCCCCACGAACGAGCGCGATCCTCCATCGTCTGCTTCTTGCCGGGACGCACGTTGTGGAGGATCTGCTGCATCTCGGACTCGTCCGGTCGCGTGTAGTGAGCGTCCAGCGTTGCCACGAGCGGCACGCCGATTTCCTTGCTGAGCCGTGCGTAGGCGGAGTTGATCGCTCTCGTCGCTTCGAGCTCCGGGAACGCCTGCACCTCAAGGAAGAACGAGTCGCCGAGCGCACGTTTGAACTTGAGCGCTTGCTTCTTGGCTCGCTCGTAACTTGCATCAGCCTTCTCGATGTTCTTGCCACCGATGAGCGACGTTGCCAGCAACGAACCGGAGCAGCCGCTCAGCACAACGAGACCCTCCCGATGCTCGCTCAGCATGGCACCACTGACCGTCGGTTCGAAGTAGAACCCCTCAGCGAAGCCACGACTGACGAGGCGCAAGAGGTTGCGATACCCCTCGTCGTTCTGAGCAAGGACCGTCAGGTGATTCTTCCTACGGCTTCGGGTTTCCTCAGCGACGTCACCGCAGTACAACTCGCATCCGAAGATGGGCGTCACGCCTTGGTCGTTGCACGCTTGCTCGTGGCGCACATGAGACGAGACGTTGCCGTGCTCAGTGACCGCCTGCCGTGTCATGCCAAGCTCAGCGCTCCGGCGCACATGGCTTTCAGGAGTGCCGTAGCCATCGAGGAAGCTGAAGGTCGTGTGATGATGCAGAGAAACGAACGTCATCTCCTTCGTGCGCTCGATGCGCTCAACGACCTTGACTGCATCTCCTGACTTCCAGCCTGCCATCACACGTCCTTCGCAGTGTCCAGAAGGTCAACGAGCCGCATGCGCCGCTCGTACCCATCTCTGATCTCGACAACGTTCGCGTCCGGTCGCTCAGGTCGCTCGCCGGTGAAGTTGCCGTCGGTTGCATTGCGAATGAAGAACGCGAGGTAATTGATGGCGTCGTAGGCGTCGTCGAGGGCGTCCTTGTGGATGCCAGGAGCCGTGCCGTTGATCAGTCCGTCCCACCACGTCTCCATGAGCCGGTCCACCTTACGTGCCGCACTGAGAAGGTTGGAAACCGCTCCGTAGTTGCGCCACACATCGCCGTAAGCAGCCGAGCGATCTTCGTTGATCTCTAGGCACTTTTCGAACACTTCCGACTGCTCAGGCATGTTGAACCCTCCACTGCTCGACACGCTCCAGGATGGTGTCGCGTGCATGCTTCAAGGATACAACCGAAGGCTCATGATGAATAGCCCTGTTGTAAATCGTCTTTCGGAAGATTGCCGGGAGACCAAGCTGAGCACAACGCTCGAGTTGGTCCTCCTGATCCTCAAGGATTGCAACAATCCGATCCTTGCCAACGAGGTCGGCGAGCGTGCCGTACTTGTCCTCGTCGAACATGAGATAGTCGTAGTGGATTCGGTTGCGCCTCAACCATTCTCTCGTGTCCGGATCCATGTTGTCCATGCGAAGCCACGGGCGGGTCGTGGTGATCCACACTTCGCATCCCGCAGCCTTCAGATCTGCGGTGAGGGAGGAGGCGTAGGGGAACGCTGGCATCCAGCGCTTGAAGCCGCCGGACCTGAACGCCAACTTCGCGTCCGAGTAAGTGCGCTCATCCAGACCGAACCAGTCTCGGAATTCACCGACGCCATCGTACTTTTCTCGAGAATGGAAGGTTGGAGGAGAAGGGAGGTACATCGCCATGAACGCTTCCATCGCTTCGTGATAACGAGCCATCGTGCCGTCCACGTCGAGCGCAACGACAGGACGAATGTGCCCCTGACAGGAAGTGCATCTCATCGGTCGATGAGCCGCCATGTGTCGGCGAAGGCTTGATGGATGAGAATTCCCTTCCTCCATGCTCCGTACCTCCCGGTGAACATCACCTTTCCGTTGAAGCACTGGCACGTCGTACTGATGGGCTTCCTCACCGCGACTGTCTTGTACGGCAGATCCCTCATTCCCCATTCCGTTGACCCCTCTCCGAAGATGTTGGATGTTCTGTACCAAGAAACGTTCCTGGTTCCGTCGTACCAAATGTGAGACTCCTCCATGTTTCCGGAGTAGTTCAGCATGCACTCTCTCGAGATTTGGATCTGCTGCGAGGTGAAGGAGTGGGCGGGACCATCAATGAGTCCGGCGACACTCAGGCACATTTGATGACGAGGGATCGTGCTGACGATGTAACGCCAGCGGTCCGCCTCGATCTCGCTGATGACCCACTCGGGAGTCACGTTCGCCTGAGTCACGGAGAATCCTCCGCCAGCGATGTCGTTCCAGAGCAAGTCGTACGCACGTTGCATGGACCAGATCGGAACTCTCTCGTCGTCCTTGACGCGACCCATAGAAACGAATGGGACGTCGCTGTCTCCGTAGACCTTCTCTTTGTAACCGGATTCGTGTCCGGCAACGTGGTACGTGAGGAATCCGTCAGGGGCGTCTGACGTCAAGAGTGGTACGGCAGCGTGGAGGAACTGAGCGCCTCCGATGACTGACTTTCCTCCGTTGCCAACGATGCTGAAGGGAACGCCCTTCAGCTTGCAAGCGTGAGCCGCCATGAGACCGGCAGGACCTACGCCAAGGATGAGAACTGGTTTCATTTCCTGCGCTTCTCCATCTGTGAGATGAGGGCTTGGAGCTCTGGCTCCATGACGAGTTGTGACTTTTCTTTCGTGAGCATCTTGTAACTGGACAGGAGGCTGATCACCTCGTTGACCTGATGACGATCCATGAACGCCATCTCCTCGAGGTCTGTTGAACGGAAGGACGTGCCCTGCCTGTCAATCAGGAACTCGAGCACCCGACCGTTCTCGCGAAGCCACGAGCGAACCTCCGGCACTGCGTTGCGGGCGATCTCGCGATTCCTCAGGAACCGTAGGGAGTTTCTGCGATAGCCGAAGTTGTCATACGAGTAGATCTGATGCATGAACTGAACGGCAGAGGTGACGTGCGATGGCTTGATCAGGAGCCGCTCTCCGTCGTCCGTGCTGAACGTGCGAGCAGCAATCGCAGCCGCAATGCGAATGATCTTCTCCTTGACGTTTGCAGCTTGAATCAGTTGAGGGTTCTCGATGTACCTCTCGGACAAGTATCGAGCACCTTCGAACACCTTCTGCACAGTGCCCTCGGTGAAGACAACGTGCTCCGGCTTCCTGGACCACGCCCAGAGGATCAGGTTGTGGCAAGCCTCGCTCGAGTACTTGGTCTCAACCGAGTCGTACTCCTGGTTGATCTCGGCGCTCGAGACGTCGGTTGAGCGAACGCTCATGGCAAGGTCGAAGCGTGCGATGTCCTCTGGGTTGCCGATCACGTTCTGAAGAATGTCAACGCCTGACGTGAGTTTCTCATCTACGTACTTGTTCGGACGAGGGTTGCTGATCCAGATGAGGCGGCACCGTGCCTGAGTGGATCGGGTCTCGATGGCGGTCACCTGAGCGATCCCTCTGGCGCGAACGTCGCTCATTCTCCCAATGATCTCAGGGCTAAGTCCGGACGCTTCGTCGAGCACGCACAGACGGCGGTCGTTGACCGTGATCTCGCCCCACTGGATCGCCCACTCCTTCCCAATCTGTTTCACGCCACCGACTAGACCGGCGAACGTTGCGCCTTCGCATCCGATGATGTGTCCGAGTTGGTAGTGGTTGTTCAACTGGATCGCGGTTGCTGACTTGCCGGTACGAGTGTCGCCAACCACGATGAACTCGACCCATGAGCGATCCATGATCTTGCCTTCAAACTCAAAGTGAAGAATGGAGTGCCATGCGATATCCATGCACATGATGAGCCGCTCTCGACCACGGATGCGTGTCACCGACCGGCTGAGGTCCTCGGCAATGGAGCGCATCTTCGCGAGCGGCGTCTGCGAGCCGTGCGTCTGGAAGATGCGCAATTGTTTCATAAGCTCCGGCGTCATCTTGAAGCTGTCGATAGATGTTTCTGCCTGCTCGATATCCCATGCAACGAATTCGTTGCGTGCATCCTTGGGAGAACTGATGGTAGTTCCGGTGAGTGTCGCGACTGTATTGGTCTCAACGCTCGGGTCTCCGATGACGTACACACGACGGTTCGTGTAATCCGAGCGACCGAGATTGTGCCGATCCACGTTGGTAGAAACGAAGATCTCGTTGACGGTGTAGGAACTTGTCACCTCCATCTCGAACCGCCGACACGGCTGAGCTCGAACAATCGAGCGAACGATCTCCGTCCTTTGCGTCTCATTGCTATCGAGGAACCTGGCGATGACGTTGCTATCGCTCTTCGAAATGTTGACGTCGGTGGTTCCTTCGTAGTCGGTCTGCATCACGCAGACCTTGCACTTCGGACCGGCGCTCATGTCGCAATGAACAATGACTTCGTGAGGGATGTTGTACGGAGGATGCTTCGCGCCGCTGACGGTTGCCGTCATCCGTAGTCGCTTGCCGTTCGTACTGGCATCCATGGAGCCAACGACCGAAGCCTCAACGACCGTTGCATCTGCACCTTCCTCTTCCGGCTCATGGGTGAACATGAGTTGGGCGGAGTGCATGGCCTTGAGAAGCATCTCAGCGGTCAGTCCGGCTTGAAAGAAGTCCGTAGCGTCCGACTTGTTCTCCTCCATCTGCGGAGGAACGATGCGCACAGTGTTCGCGTTCTTGGCTAGTGCTCGAGCAACCTTCTTGGCTCCGACCCTACCTTCGTTGTCGTTGTCGTAGTAGATGAAGACGTTCTTCTCGTTGAAGTGCTTGGACCACGACGGATGCCAGAGACCGGCTCCGCCTGTTCCCGTCACCGCAGGGATGCCGTTCTGGATGCAGATGAGCGCATCCATCTCTCCTTCGACGATCAGGACGTCTGTTGCATCTGCAATGACACCAATCGGAAAGAGCCGAGGAGGAGATCCGTAGCCGAGCGTGTTCCACATCTTCTGAGACGCTTCGGCATCCGGTTTGTACTTGCGCACGTTCACCAGGATGCCGCTCTCGTCTCGGATGGGGATGGTGTAACGACCAGACTTGAAGTCGTACCCGATCTGAAATTGCTTGATTGTCTCTAGCGTCAGAGACCGGCGAGCCATGAAGGCGTCCAGCAACTTCTTCTCCTCGAGCAAACCGTTGTGCCAAGCCCGGACACGAGACTCGGTGAGCTCTTCTACCTTCTTCTTTTCGTCCTTGTTTTTGTTGATGGAAACGACGTTCGCTGAGGCTGCGGAGGAGGACGTGGCGAAAGGATCGTACGAGGCAACCTCGCCTCCTGTCGCCTCCTTCTCGCGCACGTATGCCTTCAGCCCACGGACACTCCCGGGAGCGTTGCACGTCGACTTGACGCAGTGATAGAGACCCTTGCCGAAGTTGATGCTGGCACTTGGAGTCTTCGACGTAGACGGATCCTCGCATACCGGGCAGAACATCCGCCATTCGCCGGTCGCGTTTGGGGCAGTGGAGACGATCCAGTCCTTGAAGAACACAAGGTCTCTGTCGGCGGAGCTAGGCATGGATCACGTTCCGATACGAGAGCGGTACATACCCTGCTTGATCAGGAACACGACCTCGTGGTACTGCTTCGGTTCTACAAGAGCCTTTCCTGCGTGATACGTCTTGATGGCGTCATTGACCGTCTCTGTTGAGTCGCAGTCGAGGACGAATGAGAACACGCACTTGCCGTCTACTTCTCTCCATCGATACGACGGAGCAGCGCCGAACAAGAGCCTGAGATAACTGGCGAGACCGATACTGTCGGTCTCATAGAAGAACTTCTTTTCTGGCATGCTTCCCCTCTTGAGCCAAGAGCCGGAGCGCTCCGTACGCTCCGGCTCCCGGCGATCATGTGCGAACCTGGACGGAACCGATCAGAAAGGGTCGTCCGAGTCGCCTTCTTCGAGGGAGAGGATGGCGTCGATGACGTTGGCCTTCGTGGCTTCCGAGTCGGTCTTGCCGTTGGAGCCCTTCACGATGCATGCCTTCGGATCGCCACCGTTCTCGGTGAGCATCGCGCCGAGAGCCTTGAGGTCCATGGCGGCGAGCTCCTCGCGCCGAGCCTCGGCGTCACCGCTTTCCTCCTCCTCCGGCTCAGCGTTGTCGCCGAACGGCTCCTCGTCTCCGTAGACGGGATCGGAGGAACCGAAGGTGTCCTCGTCGTCGTTGCCGTAGTCGACTTCGCCTTCCTCCACGGCGTTCGGGTTGGAGTCAGCCTCGAACATGCGAGCGATCTTCGCCTGCTTCGGGTCGTCCTTGGTCTGCCCCTTCTCGTGCTTCAGACGAACGAGCACCTTTCGGTTCAGGAACACATCGTCGGTGTCGAGCTCGCCCTCGAAAGCACCGCTGGCGATGCCGTAGGCGAGCAGCACCTCGGCACGCTTCCACTCGCTTTTGTCGCCGAACGACATGTAATCCCAGATGTTGCCGTAGTTCTCCTTCGGTTCCGCCTCCTCGGTTCCGACGCCGACGATCTTGTAAGTGAACTTCAGGTAGGGGCGGTTCTTGTCCTCGTTGCCGCTCGAGTCCTTGGTGAATCCCGGTTCGCACTCCGTGCAACGGAGAACGTAGAGACCCGGCTTCGGGAGAACGAAATCTCCGCTGTCTTCCTTGCGGCTGTCGAAAGCCTCCTGGGAGACGGACATCTTGAACTTGGCCATGACTTACTTCGCTTTCTGCGTCGCTGACGCACTGGGAGTCGCGGCGGATGCCGCCTTCTTCTTCATTTGCTTCCGCCACTCTTCAACGAGAGTGTCGATCTTGGGGAGGGTCGGTCGGTCCATGTACCCCTCGGTTCCTCCGAGGCAGTTGAACCGATCCTTCGCGTAGTAGCGACCTTGCTTGCGGAACTGCATTCGCTGAACGGTCTTGCCTTCGGCGTTCTGAGCCTTGCCCAGATAGCCCACGACGTTCATGTACCCGGACACCTTCGAAGCCATGTTCTTTCCCTGCACCGACGGCATGAAGATCGTGCCATCACCGTCGGGAGCGGAGTCCATCAGGACGTGACAGGAAATGCCGAAGTTGTAAGGGAGATCGACGAACTGTCGCACATACCGGCCGATGCGGTTCATCGACTGGAAGTACTCTCGTCGGCTCGGAACGTCCACGTCTTGCTTCGGGTTCTCGGCAACGGCGTCGACCATGATGTCGTCTGCGAGAGCACGGTCCTGGAAAAGCGTCAGGCTGTCCCAGACGATCCACTGGATGCCGTTGCGCTTCGGCTCGGCACTGCCAGCGAACCACTCGTACGCCTCCTGGAGTTCTTCGTAGTCGGTGACCTGAACCGAATGCGGCTTGAAGCCCAACGAGCGAGCGCTGATGGTGCCTTCAGGATCGCTAATCATGAAGCAGACTCGTTCACTGCCGCTTCCCCAGAACACGGTCTTGCCCTCGCCAGGATGCGAGTAGACCGCCATGTTGACCGTTGCCAGAGACGGGTCGTCATCACCCGGTCGGCAGTAGCTCGATGGTCGGCTTGCGTTGCTCATTGCTTCTCCTCGACCAACTCGTGGCCTTCGTACGGATCCCACTTGGTGAACTCGAGTTCGAGAATGGACTCCCAGTCACCGCCCATTTCATGCACTTCGCAGACGTCCTTGAACTGACAGTCCCACTTGCAGTCCTTGGTCGGGTTCTTGTAGATGGGGAGCCTCTTGGCTCGCACCATCGACATCTCGACAGCCTCCAGACGAATACGCCTTGCGATGCTGTCCTTCTCGCTCTGGCCGAAGTCGATCTCATACCGATGGAACAAGGGCTTCGGCTGCACCTTGGACGGCTCGCCATAGGCCAGCGGATCGACGCCTGCCGCACGCAAGAGCGTTGCCAGTACCTCAGCCGTGGCCTTCTTGGGAATCTCGATGTGGTGCTCGGCGCATGCGGCAAGAAGCGCATCCTTCGTTGGCTTGTTCAGTGCGTGCCCATCCTCATTCTTCGGGCGGAGGTCCGGCATGGACTTCTTGAGCCAGTTGTAGAGAACGTGATCGACCTGAGCACCTTCGGGAATCAATCCCATGTGCTGAAGGACGATCGACGCTCCCCACCAGTAGGAAAGTCCTTGCTCTCCGTAACCACTGATGATGGAGAGCTCCTCTTCGATGGCCTTGGCTGTCTTGTGTTCGAGCATGCCAACGAACGGTCTGCGAGGAGTGGAGCGTGCGAGGTTCCGATACATGGCGTCCCCTCGACCAACCCAAGTGGCGACGTAGTTGCCGTCCTTGTCGTAGATGTCGACTTCGAGATTCATCTCCGGGGCGATGATCTCGATGTGGTCATCCTCCCCGTATTCACGGATGTATCCGTTGAGCATCTCGATGCCAAGCTCGAGAGCCGGGATGCGGTTGCCCTCGTCATCCCACTGGTCGAAGCGTTGTGGCTGAGCGTTGTACAGACGCTCGAAGGTCTTGGCAGGATGCGGACCACGCTTGCGTCCTGGCGGATACCGCTCGGCAAGAGCCTCGTGGATCAGGGAGCCGAAGCTCAGTGCGCCCTTCGGTCGGTCTGCTTCCCATCTCTCGTTGTAAGACCAGTGCCACTTCTGGCGACAGCGCCGAAAAGTCGAGCGCTCGCTGTTCCTCATGAAGACTTGTGTTTGCAACAGTTGTCCCTCATTCTTCGTATTGATCCTTCAACAGCGTGCTCCCCGGCTCTAACACGAGACGATGAACGACCAACGTTTTCTCGTGGAGCCGGGGAGCCGTAACTGTTGCGCTTAGCACCGTAGCACCGTTGTACCGTTCGATACAAGGCGAACAATGCAGAAGAAGAGTTGTCCCGGCAATTCCATCAATTGTCGAGGGGTGACCAGAGAAATTGCCGGGACTTCTCTGTCAGGCGAAGGGGTCCTCGTCGCCCGAGTCGGCCGTGGCCTTCGACGCCTTCTTGGACGTCTTGGTCGCCTTGGCGGGAGCCGCCGGAGCCGCCTCCTTCTGAGCCTTCGCCGCCTTCTCGACCTTGGCGGCTTCCTTGGCGGCTTCCTTCTCCGCCTTGGCAGCGGCGCGCTCGGCGTCCTTCTGAGCCTTGGCTTCCGCCTTCGCAGCGGCAGCGGCTTCCGCCTTCGCCACCTTCTCGGGATCGCCAGCCTGAGCGAGCGCTCGGTAGCGGTCCGTCGCTCGGTACTCGTTGCGTCGAGCGAAGGCAGCGGCGACGACCTCCACCTGGCTGGACTCCGGAGTGATGTGACCGTTCTCGGTCAGCCACGCGATGAGGTCGTTGTGCTTGTAGATCTGACTCCGGGTCAGGGTCTGGCTCTCGGTGCTCATTTGAACTTGCTCCTTGTGTTTGCGCCTCGAGCATTGTCCCGAAGCGGCTTGCTTTGTTGTGAGTCATTGTACCTTGCCGCTGCGGTAGTGGCAAGGGGTTGCGGAGAAGAAGAGTGTTGATTTACAGGGAGAATTCGGTGCGTATACGTGAGCGCATTCACGCCACCGCTCTCCCTCGCGAGGCTGAATTTTTGCAATGCCCTAGTCATGGCTGAAGCCTTTTGCTCTCGGAGCATACGTATACGTAGCGAGAGCAATAGGTTCTTTGTTCGACAAGGGGTCGCGAGCGATCAGGAGAGCGCAGGGGAGCGCTCGGGCACTACGTACGCGAGCACACTCGTGCGCCGTTGCCGCAGCTAGACCGCTCATTTGCTCGCCAACATTTTCCGACGAGTGTCAAGAATGAACGTGTGCGTGTCGGCTTTATCGGCCTTGGTCTCCATGATGTAGTCGTCAATCGTGTCAATGGTTCGATAGATGAAGACGGTTACTTGATGAATGCGGGACACACGATGAGCTCGATCCTCGGCTTGCTGATCCTCGTCAGGAGACCACATCTCATCGAGCAAGTGGACTTCGTCGGCTGAATCGAGAGTCAGGCTGACGCCTCCGGCGGTTGTCACAATGACCAGAACACGGAGGTCTCCGTTCTGGAAACGATCGATGAGAGCCTTACGCTGAGCGGATTTCTTGTTGTCGCGTCCCGAGATGATCTCCACGCTCAACCCCTTCGCTCGCAGTGTCTCGGCAACGAACCGGACCATCTCGAGCGACTGACTGAACACAAGTTGCTTGCGTGTCTCGCCTTCGTCGAACATGCCAGCCTCATCCATTTTCTCGAGGAGGGCGTCCACCTTACACGACTCCACTGGCACCAGCCGGTCGCCGTCGAGATTGCAATATGCATTTGCAAATTGCTTCAGACGAGTGAACTTCGCGAGGGTCTCTGTTGCGCTGAGCTCCCTGTCTCCGAACTCGACAAGAGCCGACTCGTGCATTGCGAGATACTGCTTCCGTTGGCGGTCGCCCATCGTGCAGTTGACCGGGATGTAGTGCTTCTCAGGAAGCCAAGGAGCCACTTCCTTCTTGAGCCTGCGAAGCATGTAGGGCGTGAGCATGGCGAAGAAATCCCTTTCAACGCCTGGCTTCAGGTTACCGACCTTCTTGCCGTACCCATTGTCGTCGATGACAAAGTAGGTCTCCCAGAACCGCCACGACGAGGTGAACACCTTCGGCTGGAGCCAATTGAGGATGCCCCATATGTCGTGACCGCCCTTCTTCTTCATAGGCGTGCCACTCATGGCAGTGCGCTTCTCGGGCACGTTCAGGTCGAACATTCCCATCGACGTGAGCGACCGATGGTTGCGGATGGATCCCTTGTGCGCCTCGTCGATGCACAGTGTGGTCCAGTGCGTCTCGTGCAGGACCGGATACGGGTTCGTGTAGTGCTCGTGAGGACCCTTGCGTGCCTTGCAATAGCAAGCGTCTTTCTGAGCCTTGGCTCCCTTCACGGCAACGCACTTCTTCGACGTGCGAGTTGGATCCTTCACGTACTGCACCATCGCCGGGTTCACAATGACCCACTTGACAGCGGCAGTGCTCTTCCTGAACCGCTCAAGAACTTCTTCTCGGTCGTTGCGCTGGTCGACGCATGCGAAGATCTCCACGTCCTTCGGGGCACCTTCCTGCCACGTCTTCAGTTCTCCCTCCCACGTCCCGTCGATCGCAGCACGAGGACAGATCACGAGATGGTTGCCTTCCTCGAGATCTGCATTCCAGACAGAAGCGATCCACGTCAGCGTCTTGCCGGTTCCCTGCTCGTTGCCGATCAGCGGAGTCGGTGAAGCGGTCACGTAAGCAACGTCAGCGGCTTGGAAGCTACCCGGACCCTTCAGCGCTTCCTCACGCTGCTCAGGCGTCATGAACCGCCCAAGAGGGCCGAGCCACACGGCTTCGTAAGCCTTCTTGAGCTTGGACTGCAGGACAGGCAAGGGCGGAGCCTCAGACCCGAGCGCAATCGATCCTAGACGCTCCTCGTTGCGCTTGGCGTTGAACGCCCACGAGCGAAGTTCAGGGCCGATGACAAGGTCTTTGCCGAAGATGCGCCGGAGGCTACGGCACGACTCCATGTCGAGTGGTGCGTGCCAGTGCCGTCCTTCCTTATGCCACTTGCGACCGGACACTTGCTTCACCTTGTCGACAAGGGATGGCGAGTACGGAAACATGATATCGATCACGTTGTCCGTGCCGCACTTGGCGATCTCGATGGTTACTTGCATGCGTACATCCTATCTGAGCTTCGATTCATCAACAATGTCAGGGATTCTTCTTCTTGGACCACTTTTCGAAGATGGTCAGCGTCATGAAGACACCGCCAAAGAACAGACCCATCATGATCCAATCTTCAAGAGGGCTCACGAGATCACCATCGTTTCTTCACAGTCGCCGCAAACGAGGTTCAGCGATCGCCTCGCGTGTACGCTCGTCCCGCAAGAAGGGCACTGATGCCTTTTCATTCTTCTCGGTGGTTTGCGCTCCCCTTGCCCCGGGAGCAAGTAGGACTCGAGGCGGAGGTCATCGTTCGTTCGCATCCAATCTTCCCACCGCTCGTCAACGTTGAAGGTGACGCCTTCTTCGCCTTCGGTTCTGATGCCGTAGAGAGTCCACATTCTTTCGTGGAACCGCTCGGTGTGGAGATTGTTGATCGTTGGCTCGCCAACGTGGTTCTCCCAGAGATGCATGATCTCGTGAGCGAGAGTTGTCGCGAGGTCTGCTCCTGTTGCGTGAACGAACGGGTTCAGGTTGATCACGTTGGCGATGGACGACGTCGACCAAGGAACGTAGCTCCCGAGCCTTCCTCGTTGCTCGCGCTCGAGCGTGATAAACGGAAGCGGCATCTCCGGTGCGTCCCAGAAGAACTCTCCATAGATGCGCTCGGTCAGCGTGTAGAGAGCTTCGAAGAGTCCACCGAGCTCCGGATGCCCCATCTGGTTCTCTCGCAGCCTGGCGGTCGCGTGGTGGTCGCGAACTTGTTTCTCGAGGTCGTTCACAAGTGCATCCCGCGACGACGTTCGAACAGGACAGGGCACGCCCAATCGGGTCGCTCCTGAGCGTCGCCAGTGTCGGCAGTGTGCCGCCCGAGGCGCTCCGTTGGCACAATGCGTCCGCAATGGGGACACGGAACCCGACGCATCGGTGGCTCAGGTCGACGCTGCTCGGCGAGACGGGTCTGGTTGGGGAGTTGCCCCGAAAAGCTCTCATAAGCGCTCACGGTTGCGCTCCACGGGCGACGGCGGCTGCGAGAGGAGTCGGGGTGCCGTCCCAGTTCACCAAGCTCGGCGTGTCGAAGCCTGGCGTGCTCCACGGCTTGTCGCCGCCGAACACGAGGAGCATGTCGCATCCTGCACCACGATGGTCTCGCATGGCAGATTCGATGTTCTGTGCCGTCGCGACGTAGGGACCGTGGTTCAGTCCGTTGATGGCGCACATGAGAGCGTTCACTCTCTGCGAGTACTCTCGGGCGATTGCCAACGACCACTCGACGTTGTAGAGGTCATAGCTGAGATGGCTTGCGTGCGCTGGCATGTCACGCAACGCTTCGTCGAGCGCCCACGGAAGATGATTGGAGAAAGGACCGATGCCAGTTGCCGGAACCACATGTGTCATGACCGTGTTCCATCGCGACACGAGGATCGGCCACTCGGAACCATCTGGGTCGAACTCGTCGCCCATGTCCCAAGCTCGGATCCAGTTGAAGTGAGGACGCCAGTACTCGATAGCTGCACTGCGTACGGACGGGTCCGTGCTCCAGACGCGAGCGTCGTAGACGAGTGTTTTCATGCCTGCCTTCTTGTGGATGAGAAGAGTCTTCAGGTAGTCGTGAGGAGCCATGTATCTCGAGCCTGGATAGGCGGGAGAGTAGTTGTTCGGAGGCGGCAGGCACGGACCCATCGCGGCATCGATGCCAGAGACGGACGCGAGCGTGTTGGCCTTCTCTTGTGCGTAGGCGTCGTCAGGATGGACGCCGCACCAGACCCAAGTCTCTTGTGGAGGCGGAGGCGGCTCGCACTGGCGGAGAAGCCCTGTCGGGAGCATCGTTGCAAGTGCAAGGACACTGCTTCGAATCATCCTGTTCATGAGTTGCTGCTTTCTGTGAGGAGGAGTTGCCCTCGGCCAGTGCCGAGACCGACACCGAACGCTTCGAAGTGGTCCGGGCACATGTACGCCCACGGACCATGAGTGGTCTTGCCGTCGACCGTGGCTTTCTTGGCGCACGGCTTGAAGTCGCAGTCTGGCAACTTGTCGACGATCACTTCTGTTGACACGGCTTGTCTTCTTTCAGGTGAGACGAATGGACATGAGCCGATTGGCTCGGCGAGGCTCCTCGTGGCTGAGGCGCTCGATTGTGACGAACCCTTCCACCTCCATCTCAAGGAGAGTTGCGCTGAGGGTCTTGTATTCGATGCCGGTGAGCAAGCTCAGGTCGGCGAGCAGGAATCCCGGCTCCCGGGCGAACACGCCCTCCTCGCACTCGATAGCGAGGAGGACGAGCTCCATGCGGTCCAGCTTGTCCATCAGAACTTCTCCCGACAGACCGGACCGATGCCCATCGCCCGACTGGTCTCGTCCGTGAGCGTGCGGTTGCAGACTCCGCATCGACCGATGAGGTGACCGTAGCGCACCATCGACTCCTTGATGCCTTGCGCCTCGATGGCGCTGAGGATGGCGTTGCGCTTGTCGGCGTTGCGGATGGAGTGGAACTCGTCGCTCGCCTGAACACTGACGAACGTGCGTCCCGCCCACTTGCCCTCGGTCGGGCAGTCGACCCGGAAGAAGCGAACCGTGTCGTCGAAGTCGATGGCGTAGTACCCCTCCGGGACGTCCGAGGCTGCGGACGGAGCGGGAGTCGTGGTGGTCGCCTTCTTGGCGGGACGGCTCACCAGGAAGTCGATGTGACCACTGACAGCGCGACGGTCCTGAGCGCGGATGGAAGCGATCGCCTCGGCGTCGAAGTTGTGCTCCTTGGTCTCGAGGAGCTTCTCCAGGAACGCCATCTGCTTCTCGGTCGGTGCGTGGAATGCAACCTTGCCTGTTTCGATGGCCTTGCGCTCGCACGGAAGGAGGTCGTCCTCCCGCTCGAGCGTGGCGACTGCGCTGCCACCTGCGTAGCAACTACGCACTTCCTGGACGGACCCGTGGATCCCCTTGCACTTGCCGCACTTGATGGCGCTCATGGCTTGCTCCTTGTTGGTCGTTCTTGCTGGCGAGGTTCAGTATGGGGAGCCGCCGACCGGATAGCAAGAGGTTTCTTGGATATCCCTAATTCTTCTCAAATAGGATCCAGGACCCGTCTTCGTAGTGCTGCGTAATCGACCGCAGCGCTGGCTCCTGACCGTAGAGGCGCTCCCATAGCTCCGGTGCGTCCTTCTGCCGCCACACGTCGACTGTGCCGCCACTGGTCTCGACCTTGATGGTCGGGACGTGCTCGAGAACGGCGTCGCTCAACTTGGGTCGACACGGCTCCATCACATCACCGCCTTGATGTCCCGGACCCGAAATGCTCGAGCACGACCGACATCGGCGTCGTTCGGGTTCTTGAGCTTGCACTCGCACTGCTCCTTGACGTAGCAGTGCATGACCAGTTCTTCCTGAGCACCGTCGAACGTGAACTTCGAGATGCGGCAAACGTGAACCCACTCTTCCGGCAACACCATCCCGCGAAATACTCGCTCGACAAGAATGTCGTGGTGCGTGACCGCTTCGATGATCTCGTCCTGGTCGGAGTCGTCGTTCCAGACCTTCTGATTCATCTTGCGCCGCGAACCTGAGATGGACTTGGCGACGCCGGAGCGTTTGATGGTTGGGTTGGACTCGGAGTGGTGTCTACCGGTGAGCCGTGTGTAGGCGGACCGTGCTCCGCTCGGCGAACCGAGATTGAGGTTGGCTGCCACTTGCGCCCACGACAGTCCTCGCTCATCCCGCTCCCGAACGATGTCCTCCAGAGTGCAGAGGGTCTCGGGCTTGGACTTCCTGGTTCGCTTGACGGCATCGTCCACCTTCTTGGCGATGAACTCTTCCGCTTCTGCCTTTCCCTTCGCCGCTTGCTTCACGGCTTTCTTCTGGCGGCTCACTTGATGCCCCTTTCGGTGATCCCGAGGTTGACGGAACGTGCCGCATCGCGACCACGCTCGGTGGCTCGGGCGTTGTACTTCCCAGCGCTGACGGACGAGCGACGAGGACGCATCCACGAATGCTCGCGGCAGTAACCGCTCTTCGCCTTGTCGCACTTGTCGCACGAGTGCTGCTGAGCCACGGTTGACTCGGAAGCGTTGTCGATGGCAGGCTTCGGTCGGCGGTTCGGGTAGCGTTCCCAGAGCGCTTCCTTGATAGCGTCGGTTCGCGATGCCAGAACCAGTGCGCCGGACTCTTCGATGTTGCGGCTGCGCTTCATGGCGTAGAGCCGGTTCGTGAGCGTGTCCAGGAACCCCGACGCGAAGCTCTTGCGGTAGGTCTCCATGTCGTTGCCGCGACCGCTGAAGACGCTCGGGTCCTCGCCGATCTTCTCGGCCCACGAACGAGCCATGTTGCGTGCCTTGACACGGTTCGACTTTTCGGCGTTACCGAACAGTGCATACGCCATCCGGCTCCCCTCCATCCCCGCAGACCGCATGTTGAAGGCGTTCTCCTCGAGACTGATGGTGCTGTCGAACTTCGGCTCGAGCTTCGAGCTGAAACCAAGGCGAATCGACTGCCAGAGGATAGAGATGAACCGAAGGTCGGATTCGTACCCAACGACCTCGGCGACGTAGACGGAGAACCCACTGTCGTCGGTACCGGTCGTAACTTGGTACTCGCAGTCGAAGTGACGAACGACGCCCACGAAAAGCGTGTAGTAGTAGTTCGCCCACTCGCTCGAGACACGGGTGACCGTGAAGGTGCTCCACTGCGGAGCAAGGGAGGAGCCGTGCGCACGCTGCTCGGTGCGGCTCGCGATCTGCATTTCCTCGATGCGGTACTTGAACATGAGCGCTTCCGCCTTCGCCCGGAAGGTTTCGGCTTCAGCCGGACCCGTGTTCGGATGGTCGGCTTGCGTGATCAGCGCTTCGATCTTGCGGATGATGCTGTCCAGGTCGTTCACCGGAATGCTCCCTTCTTCACGAGTGCGAGGATGGCCTCGACCTGATCGTCCACGTCGTTGATGGTGTAGATCACGTCGGCGATCAAGCCTCGGTTGAAGTGCCGATCCTGCTCCTCGGCCTCGGCCATCTCGGCGAGCGAGACGTGCTGACCCACGTCGTACACGATGACGCTGTCGCGTTTGCACGACCAGAGTTGAGCGGCCTCACTGACGGCGGCTTCGATGCCCTGCTGGATGGTGTTGCCCTCCGCTCGGAAGGTGTGGCGATGGACGTTGCCCGACTGAGGGTTGATCCACTTCGCGATGACGTACCACTTCTTCATGATTTGCTCCTGTTTGTTGGTCGTTCACTGCTCTCGGTCAGTGGGCTCAGGCTATCAAGCCGAAGCCCACTGAGCAAGAGCCGGACCGGGATATCCGGCCCGACTTGCTCTTGCGCCGAGGATCACGCCGAGGCGAGTTCCTGAGCCACATCCGACCCGTAGACCTTCTCCCACGAGTTGATGTTGCCCTTGCCGTCGAGGTAGGGCACTTCGGCCGTGGTGGTCCAGTAGTTCGGGAACCGACCGCCCTTGTTCGGGAGGTGGTCGTGGTGCTGGTGCTCGCCGGTGCGCTCCTGGAAGAGCTTGCGGGCCAGCTTCGGGCTGATCTCGAGCATGTTGGCGATCTCCCGCCACGAGAGGAGATCCTTGGTCCGGAGGCGGACGACCTTGCGGCTGACGTTGTAGCGGCTGGTTCCGGCGATGTTGTTGCGCTTGCTCATTTGACTGCTCCTTGTGTTGGTGCCTGCCGTGTGGCTGGCTTGCTTGATGGAGTCAGTATGCGCCTCGGCTAAACGGCTTGCAAGGAGTTTCCTAAGAAGTTCGAGAACTCGGTGATCTGCCAGGGACGTTCGAAAGGGCGACAGGCTTGGCGCAAGGAGCACACCGAGCCTGCCGCCCTTTCACGCATGCAACGTGTGGCGGGAGGAAGCCAACGTCAGCGCACGGGATTGCCATTCGCGTCGAGGGTGACCGTGACCACGGACTGCCCTTCGGGCAGAACGAGACCACGCTGGTTCTTGAACACGGGCGTCACGCGACGAACGATGGCGGTCGCCGCTGCGATGATGCCGAGCAACGTGCCGCCGATGGCGACTGCGTTGTCCTGCCATCCGTTCGGCAGTACGTCCGACACCTCGTCGGAGACTGCGCTCACGATGACGCCAGCGCCGACGAGGTACGTCGGAGCTGCTGTCAGAACGACTTCGATCTTCTCTCGAAGAGTGGACATGGGAACCTTCTTTCTGTTGATGGGATTCATCCGCACGAGTTGATCGCCGCTCGCTGAGCGTTGATGGCGTTCTCGAGGGCTTGAGCCGTCTTGGTCAACGACTCGATAATCATGGGCACTTGCGCAACCATCTTCGCGAACGTCTCGTCGTCGTCCGTTGCTGACGCTGCCAGTGCCTCCAGTGTGACTGCCTGAGCCCTTCCAATCGCGGCAAGCTCGGACGCTTGTGCTTCGGATGTTGCAATTGCAAAGGAACGGGTGCACTGAAGTTGTTCATTGGTATCAACCCTCGAGCCGTTGACAGCCCAGAGCGCAGCGGTCACACAGACCAGTGCAAACGCAACGGTCAACAGACCGCCGGTCATAAGCACGAAGAGCGGATGCCGCCACACCTTCTTGGACTCGTCGTAGGGAACGCCTCGTGTGTCCACGATGGCTTGGACGATGCTTCGCCTCACTTCCTCTCGCCTGTCTTCTTCATTGCTCATGGATGCTCCTGGTTCTTCTCTTTGATCAACCTCTCAAGGCGAGCCTCCAGACGAGCAGACTTGAACTTCTCTTCGGCGAGCGAACGCTCGAGCTCAAAGATCTTCTTCCTGTCTTCCTCGTGTGCCTTCTTGAGCTTCTCGATTTCTTCCCAGGCTGCTCGAGCCTGTCCTTCCCAACGATCGCTGAGCGAACCAAGTGCTTCGCTGACTGCTTCGAACTCTTCCGTGCTGAGACGATGCTTGTCGATGACCGTCTCCGCCCTCTTCTGCTTCGCAGACCACCAGACGCCAGCGGCAGTGCTGACAGCAATAAGGAACGAGCCAAGAGCGGCGAGTAGAACGAGCGCTCCGTTGCTGCTGTTAGAGACCGCCTCGGCTGCGAGGAAGGAGTGGGTGAGGAGAATGCTGATCACAGTTCTGCCTCAACGTCGATGTATCCGCTTCCTCCGTCTTGATACAGGATGCACACTTGCCCTGCCGTGTACGTTCCGCCAGTGATGGCTCCGTCGATCTCTGCAAACAGTGTCGTCGAGTAGTTCGCAAGGCTTGAGATCGCACTGATGAGACCGGTGATGCCGTTCCACCATCCGAACGTGCCGGTTGCGGTCACTGTCGGGGTCGCCCTCATTTCAACGGGGAAAGCCCAAGCGAGACGATTGACGCTGTTTGCTCCGGCGAAGACTCCTCTTGCAGACGGTTTCGTGTATCGGCAGAAGTAACGCTGACAAAGAGCAAGCTCGAGAGCCATCGGACGAACCTCGAAGGCTGTCGGCTTGGAGCCTTCTTCGACTTGCACGCCCCATAGATCAAAAGACCCAGACTGGATTCCAAGAGTTGATCGTCCGACGAACGCAGTTCCCGCACTCAACCAGAAAACCAAGGCGAAAATGCTTCCTGGTCCGATTGTCTTTCCAGCAACACTAGGAACGAAAGCAGTAACGGAGTGTCTCTGCCAAGACGTAGAAAGTCGGACTCTCCCTGCGTTTGCAAAAACAACCGGGGAGCCTCCAGTTCCAAATCCTTGAGCTAGTTCGATCTCGATGTCTCTTGGAGCGTCTGACTTCGCCCAGAAACTAACGGAGATCAGCCTTCCGGCGAGAGTTCTAACGTCTTCGATTGGCTGCCAAATCTGAGCCCAGTGATCATTTGCCGACTGTCCAGAAACGGCAACGCGAAGAAAGTTCTCGGAAGCATTTCCTGCAAGAGGAACTCCTCCTGAGGCGAAAGTCTGTCTCGTTGCCGTAACAGACCCTCCGAACCATCCGTGAGTCCATCTGTCAAACGTGTATCCACCGTTAGTTCTCGTAGAGAATCCACGTTGGTTGATGCGCATGTCTCCGTTGATGATGAAGTTGCGCAACCCGAGGTTCTGGCCGGAAATGATCTTCTCTGCCTGGGCTATACGGTCCTCGAGATCCAGAAGCCGTGCGGCAAGTTGGTCCTGAGGGTTCGGATAGTTGAGAGACTTGATGCCGTCAGCCATCACGCCCACCCGAGAGAAAGCCGAACAGACTCTCCGCCATCGTCGTCGATGTCCACGAGGATCTCCAGGACGCGAAGTACGAGATTGTCGTTGATGCGACCACGCTTGACCACGACCCTCAGGCTATCGCCTAGCCCGATGTGCCCCAGTCCACGCCAGAATCCCGGAGAGAGTTGGACAACGTAGACAGGCTGAAACAGAACGCCTGTCCGAGTGACGAGCCACGTCGCCCGGCTCGCGAGCGTTGACTGCATGACGATGTCTGGGAACCCGTAGACGCCATCCCAACGACCGGCGGGATCTGTCGCGATTGTTGCAGATGCAGTTTCAACAGGAACTGTTGAGTTGCTTCCGGTTGCAACGATGTCGTTGGCGAAGTTGTTCGGCGTGATGTTGCGATCGAACGACTTGATGGTCTTGCCGTACTCGAGTCCGACGCCGTTGTTCGCGCCTCTCTGCGGATGGTAAATGTTCAGTGCCATCGCCGGGGAGATGTCCCAGTCGAACCCGTTGTCCAGATTGCTCAGCGAGTCAATCTCCTTGCCAACGAACGCTCCCTGTCCTGGGTTCCACTGTCGCAGAACTCCCGTTGGCGAACCGACGCCTTGCGTGATTCCGTAGTTGCCGTTCGTACGTGCCTGGATGTCTTGGATCATTCGCCATGCAATCTCGGCTTGATCTACGTTCGAGAACTGAAGGCGGTCCGCTGCGTTGAGCTTGCGCCTACGAAGAACAGAACGATAGTCGGCGAACTTGAAAGAGACCGTGTAGTTGGTTTCTCCCACCGAGTCTGCGGAGGGACCGCAACGAGCGCGAAGCATGTCCTCCGTGCCACCGCGAACCACGACGTCGGTCGCGAGCTCCTTGATGAACAAGGCTTGCTCGTGGTCTCCTGGGATCGAGAACTCGAACGTTGAAGGTGCGTTCAGACGCAGAGCCATCTTCCTGGATGTTGCCGCACGGATCTCTCTCTTCGTGCCCGAAGCATTCCAGTCGAAAGCGCTGACGGTCCACTTCATGTCAGAACTTCATGATCCAGTTGCAGAGGAGATACGGAGGCATGTTGTTCACTGCCGTCCCGGAACCTTCGCTGCCAGTGGTTCCGGTGAAGTTCGGCATGTCGAACTGGTGCGTGTGAGTAGTGTCCCTGTCGCCAGAGCCGCCCGAGAACGACTGCCCTGCCGCACTACCCGTCGGAGTGATAGTTGCGTAGCTGACAGCCATGCCAGCAAACGGAGAGGCGAGACCGGAGTTCATGTTCATGATCGGAGGGCTGGTGGCAGTGTTGGCACTGCCCGTAACGAAGTCTCCACTGTTCATGACAGTAAGTCTCGTCACGATATCTGGGATCCCATTGACCGTGAGTACGGACGGTCCATGCGTGTGACCGATGGAGTGCCCGTGACCATTGGACTCGTTGCCAGTGCTTGAACTGCCGTGGTCATGGTTCATCGTGTGCGAGTGAGGAGGCATGTTCGATGTCGTGAGCGTCACCGTTTCCGAACCGCCAGAAGCACCGAGAGTGTTCGCAACTGCGAGCCTCCCGGCGTCCACTCCACCCATGTTGTCCAGACCGAAGAGCGACCGACCTCGCATGTCGGGCAGAGTGAAGTTCGTGCTCGTTGAACCGAACGTGGAGCCGAGATAGTAGTGGATCTTCCAGTAGGTCGCCTTCGACACTGACTGTCCTGCGAGAAGGATGCAATCGGCGGGGACCAACGATTCCGGTCCGAAGAACGCCATCGGAACACCGAACGGAGCATCACTGAAGCCACGAGCAGGAACACGAAGACTCGTGATCATCGCGTCGGTGATGGCGACGGTTCCACTTGCAACGAGCACCTCGGCCAGAGGAATCGCACTGGTCGGCAGGGCTGGCAGGACGGGCGACGCCGAGGCGGTGCCAGTGACCACGACGAACGCAGAGTTGTTTCCTGCCGGACCGCCTGCGTTCGGGTCGTTGACCCTCAGGCAGATGAGGTCGCGACGACTGTTGGCTCCAGGAGCAGCGCTGATGACGATGTTCTCGAACACCGAACACGTCGCGAGGTATGCACCTTGGTCGGTCTGGTCGTCTCCGTAGATCACGCCTACGCCAGCGGAAATGTCGACGCTCATGTTGGCACCGAGCGCTCGCTGCGTTGTCGCGAGACCGCTCAGAGTTCCCTCGGTGAACATCGCTCTGAGGACCTGTCGATCCAGACGAGCAGAGTAGGCGTTGTTCTGCATCCAGTTCGGGAAGAGCATTGTCATGAGATTCTCCTTACAAGTACGCCGAGCGCCACTCGACGATGGCGACTCCGGGAGGGGTATAAGTTCCTGGATAGAAACGGAGCTTGTTCGCTCCCGGGATCAGACTCCACCATTCGCTGAGACCTCCGGCGAAATCGAGGAACTGATAGCGACTGTTGTTGATGTTCCCGTTCATTGTCGCAGTGCCTTCGGCGAAGTTGATCTCGAGATACTCTCCGGCGGCGATGACTAGACCGGTCGTGAAGATGATGCGCTTGTTCGTAGTCTTGTTCTCGATGCGAGGCTGAGTGACCGGACCGTAGATACGAGCGATCGGGAACGCCGGAGCGGTGCCGTAGTTGTAGACGGTCTTCTCGCCAACGACGTCAGATGCCGGATACGTCTTGTCGTAGGTCTCGTCGTAGGTACGACCTGTCTCCGACTCTGTTCCTGCCTCGAGCTCTTCCGTTTGGAGTTCTGCGGCCTCCCAGATCCCGTTCGCAGCCTTCCAACTCAGTGCGATGGTTCGGAAGTTCCTGTTCGTGATGAAGTTCATGGAGGACGCAACGGTCGACGGACGAACGTAGATCCTACGGAAGTCAGAACCACCAGACGACTTGACGTAGAGCCAAGACCGGCGGCTCGGATGCATCCAACGACGAAGCTGATCTTCGAGATCTCGCTCGGACAGACCGCTCGTTTCTGGTGACAACGCAACGTTCAAGGTCACCGAGCGAGCACCGAGAAACTCGGTGAAATCAAACGTGCCATCCTGAGAGGGACGCTTGGTGACGTTGTCCCGCACTTCCGGGAACCCCTGGTTCATTCCTTGCGGAACGAATCCGTACGAGGGCTGAAAGATGAGCGGCGGGAGATATCCAGGATCGGTCGGGGCGAGCGTGTCCTCGAGATACATCTCGACGTTGGCGAGGTTCGGATGGCTCATGAGAACACCAGTCCTTGAGTTGCGAATTCTGCCTGAGCCATCAACGAGTCGACGTCAACAGAGTCGTAGAAGTTCGCCTGCTCAATCTGGATGCCGGTGACCTGCGAGGGGGAAGGGGCGGAGGGAACGCTGACGACAGTCGTTCCTCCGGTCGGCGCACGGTCGACAGCCGAAGGATCTGCGTAGCGCTCCATGAACATGCGACCGAGACCGGAAGCGTTCATCAGTTGGATGGCTCGGTTCTTGTCGGTCAGTGGGATCACCGCTTCAGCGCCAGCTTCGCCAATGACGGCAAGGGTCTGACGAGTAACGATGCCACCGCGAGCGAAAAACGGAACAACGTCTCCGTCGAACGGGTTCAGCGCTCCGCCGATCTTGCCGGGAAGCTCAGCGAGCTTGTTGATTGCATCTTGAACCTTCTGGATGATCTTGTCAACGAACCGCTTGACAGTGTCCCAAGCGGTCTCGACCGCACTGCCCACTCCGTCCCAGACCGTGTCCCAGATGGCCTTCATCTTGTTGATGATGTCTTCGATAGTCATCTTGACTTCGGTGACGGCGTACTTGACCACGAGCTTGATCGTGTCCCAGATTGCACTCACTTTCGAGCTGATGCCATCCCAGACTCCGCCCCAGATTTCCTTCGCCTGATTGATCGTTGTCTCGATCGTGTCCTTGACGAAGTTGATCGCTCCCTCGACCGTTGCCTTGATGGTGTCCCAGATCGTGGTGAAAATCAACGAGATTACGTTGAGGATGGTGTCGACGAAGATCTTGATGCCCTCCCACACGGTCGTGATGGTGAGGACGATTGAGTCAAGCGCCGTCTCGATGATGAGCTTGATCCCCTCCCAGATCAAGTTGATGAAGTCCTTGATACCATTCCAGACCGTGTCCCAGAGTGTCTGGAGCCCCTCGAGGAACTTGCCCCAGTCGCCGCTGATGATGCCGGTGAACACCTGGAAGATACCGCGAATGATTCCCAGTACCGTCTCGATGATCAACTTGATGTAGTTGAACGCGAGGGTGATGGCTCCCATGATGTTGTCGCCGAACAGATTCCATCCTGTCTGCGCAACGGTGATGAAGCCCTGGATGATTCCCCATACCGTATCGAGAACGAACTGGATGATGTTGAGCACCGTGTTCAGAGCGTTCTCGACGATCGGGCCGATGAGCGTCCATGCCGCTTGCATCGCCGGGATCAGGATTTCCTCAACAAACTGGCGGACTCTCTCGAAGATTGCGATCAGCAACTCAACGCCAGCGACGATGGTAGAAACAACGTTCGTCATGAACCAATCAACGAACGGTTGGATCGCCGTCATGAGCGTGTCCCAGACCATGACGACGCCAGGGAGGAACGTCTCCGTGATCCACTCGTATGCAACGAGCAAGGCGTCGTAGATGGACTGACCAAGCCTGGCGAAGAATCTCCCAACAGCGTCAACGACTTCTCGCACGCTCTCGAAGCGCTGATAAGCGAGATATAGACCAGCCGCCAACGCCACGATGCCAGCGATGACCAGAACGACAGGGTTCGCCGCAAGTGTCATCAGCGACGTTCCCATTCCTTGAAGGAGAGGGATGGCTCCAATGACAGCGCTCGACATTGAGCCGACGCCACTGATGATGGAGCCGATGCCCTGAGCGACAGGAGCGGCAGCATGAATGAACAGACCGGCTCCGCCTGCCAGACCGGCGAGGGCGACCGTGCCTCCCGCGATGGACACTGCCATCTGCTGAGTCTTCTCATCCATCTCGCCGAATTTGTTGACGAGATCGGTCCCTCCGTCCACGACATCTCGCAGCTTCGGCAAGAACATGTCACCGATCTGAATGGCGACGGTCTCCAACGAGCCCTTCAGTTGCTCGACGGATCCGTTGAAGTTGTCGAGACGAGTCGCAGCAACGTCAGCGGCAGTCACCGCTCCCATCGAGTCGCCGAGCTCAATGAAGCCTTCGGCACCTTCTCCTGCGATGATTGCAGCCGCACGGATCGCGTCACTGCCGAACATCACCTCGAGCGTTGCCATCTTCTGCTGCTCGCTCATGCCAGCGAGAGTAGTGTTGAGCAGACCGGCGATCTCGGTCATTGGCTTGATCTTGCCCTGAGCATCGAAGAATGCGTTGCCGGTCGTGTTCATCGCCGTGGCGTTTTCTTCGATCGTCAAACCGAGCTCTGCGAACGCATCCTTCTGAGCATCCGTGACCGGCTGAAGGTTCGCGAGAAACGTCTTGAGCGAGGTACCGGCGTCGCTTCCCTTGATGCCAGCGTTGCCCATCGCGGTGATGGAGAGCGCCAGATCAGCGAAGTCAAGACCGACGAGGTTCGCTGTTGCGCCAGCCTGAGACATCGCCATGCCGAAGTCGCTGACGTCAATTGCAGATGCATTCGCTGCTCCTGCAATCAAGTCGGCAACTCGAGGCATGTCTTCGGCCGAGAGGTTGAACTGGTTCATCGCGTTTGCCGCGATGGTTGCCGCCTCCGGAAGCGAAACTTCTCCGGCGGCTGCGAGAGCGACGGTGGCGTCGGCGGCACCGCTCAGGACATCGTCGACACTGAGACCAGCCTTGACCAGTTCCTCCATCGCCAAGGCGGCTTCGCCAGCACTGAAGGAAGTGTCAGCGCCAAGCTGAAGAGCCTTCTTGCGAAGGGACTCCATCTGCTTCTCGCTTGCACCACTGACAGCTTCGACGCCGCTCAGTGTTTCTTCGAAGTCGGCGGCTGCGTTGATGGCGACACCGAAGGCGGCAGCACCAGCAACGCCAACGGCTGTCAGCGCACTGCTGAGCGCTAGAAGACCCTGATGGCTTCCGTGTGCCTTGCGGTCAAGCTCGTCAATGCCACGGATGGCATCGTCTGTGCCTCGCTTGGCATCAGAGGAGTCGATGACGATCTTGCCCTTGGCTGTCCCGAGGTCTGTGTCAGCCATCGTTTCCTCCTTTCGCTACTTGGTCGCAATGGGAGAAGCGAAACGCTTGCTGTCTTCTCCCGGCTCTATCTCGAGCCATCTATTCATTGCCTGTTGCCTACGTCGAGTGAACGCCTTGTCGCTCTCCGTTTTGTACTTCGTCATCGAAGCGAGTTCTGCTTCGATTGCAGTGCCGAACACGAACACGGCTTCATCAACACAGAACGCCGTGTACGTGTCTTCACTTAGCCCGAGCAGTTCGCTTGGTCGGACGGACCACTCCCTTGCCATCTTGAAGAGCCGCCAACTGTTGTTCGGTTTGCTCACGAAACTTGGCGACGTCAGTCGGACCTCCGACGCACCACTGGAAGATGAACTGCTTGTCGATCTCGTCGATCTCGTCGACGTAAAGCTTGTCCTCTTCTCGCTCCACGTATATCGGCACATCATGAACGGTCGGTTCCACGATTGCAGCTTGCGTAGCAATGTCGAACATGGTCGCCATGTCAGCGATCAGTTCTGGCGTGAGGTCTTCCGCCTTGAATTCGGCAGCTTGCCCGAGCATCGCTCCTCTCATGTACGGAAGGAGCGAGTTAGGGATCTTGCCGGTCTTGAGGAACGCATCGACGCCGACTCGCTTCGCCAGCACGACTTCGCCTGACGGAAGAATGAGCTCCGTGAACTTCTTCTTCTTGAAGTTGCCGGGTGAAGAGATGGTTGCCATGTTGGTCTCCTTGGACTCCTAGTTGGCCTGGATCGGATGAGTTGATCAGCCGCCCTGCTGGACGGTGACCACGGCAGCGGAGCCGCCGGTGAGGGAGCCGACACCGAGGGTCATCTGACCGACGTTCGTGTTGGCGTAGACTCCCGAGAAGCGAACCGTCCAGTTGCCGGGAGCACCGGTCACGCTGACGTCGCCAGGAGCGATGTTGCTGAGCGCTTCGAGAGCGGTCTGCATCGCCGAGACGGACACGTTGAACGCGAGCGCCGAGGTCGTCTGGCCGGAGAACGTGATGGTGAAAGTGCCACCAGATGCATCCGAAACGATCTGCTGGATCTCGGCGTTGCCGCCCAAGATCGCGGTCGCGGTCTCGTTGTGGATGAAGTCGTAGACCGCATCCAGAGTCGCAGCCTCGAGAGAGCCGTAGCCCTTGCCGCTTGCGGCAGTGAGCCAGAACTCACTGTCGCCCATCGAGCCTTCGAGAGCGCCATCCGCCTTCGCACGGTAGATGATGCCGTGGAAGTCGCCTCCGTTGTCATTGATCGCCTGTCCTTCGATCTTGAAGTACGGGCGCGAGTCGGTCACGAGCTTCCGGAACCGCTTGATCACGTTCGGCGTGGAGCCGCTCGTGACGATGGTTCCGCCTGCCATGATCGCGTAAGCCTCGAGACTGATACCACCAGCCTCCAGATCCCACTCGATCATCGGACCGCCGCCACGACTCGCGACGACACGGTCATCACCGCGAAGCTCGCTGAACTCCTCGGTCTCGCTGAACGAGAGCGTGCGGCTTGCAGGAAGATCGACGGCTCCACCGACAGTGGCGGTTCCGTCATCGGTCAGCCTCATCAGCTTGACATCACGAAGCCCGTAGGGCAGAGCCTTGTTCTGATCGATCGGCATTGCTGTTCACCTCTTTCGGTGTTGGTTGGAGGAAGACCCTCGTGCCGAGGAGAACTCCCGTTTGCTTGTTGAAGCGATGGATCACAACGTTGCCGGGGCGCTTCCCGCACCGAGCCGAACGGCAGGCAACTTCCACGACATCATCAACGATGACGCCGTGGAGAATGCCGTTCGTGCATCGGAGCTCCATGAGCTTACGCCTTCGGCTTCTTCGTGGTCTTCGCGGTACCGTCGCTGACGGGTTCTTGCGGTGCCGGAGCGTGTTGTGCTCTTGCAACATCTTCATCGGAGTCGGTCGTTGCATCCGGAACTTCCGGAATGACGTCGGATCCGTAGGTCTCGGCGTCCTCGTCGTCCGGAGCAGCGCCGAACAGAACGAACTCGCCAGTGGAGACGAGCGCTTCGGCGAGGCGGTTGCTGACCGTCACGATGCGGCTCTCGCGAGTGTCCACGAGGAGACCGTCCTTCTTGGTCACGCCGAAAGCGGTCTTCATCTCGTGTTCGGAGATCTCTCGAATGGTGGAAAGACCCGTGTATCGAACGGTTTTCATGATGGCGCTCCGATCAGGTTGAAGGAACTGACTTTGAGAATGGACTTCAACTCGTCGTCCGCCAACTCCCCACCAGATCCGAGCCACTCGCAGGCAAGACCGCCCTCTTCGGTCACCGGACCGGGAAGCATGATCTTGCAAGTGCCAGCAATCAGATCGATGCGATCGTACGAACCGGGCCGGTCGTAGATCCACACTTCCAAGGTTGACGCCTCTCGGAGAGTGTCGAAGCCATCCTTGATGCGAGGCACAGAGCCTTGAACGCGATAGATCATGAACGGATGCTCATCCGGAGGAACTGAGAGCGCTCCGCCTGCGAAGACAGAGGCGGGGGAGTGTTCCAGGCTCGTCATCACGGACTGAAGCTTCGTGTAGCTCCACAGTCGCCAGTTCATACCGCACCGAGCCGATCCAGGAGACCCTTGATTTGTCCCATGATTCGTTGACCTTCTGCCGTGATAGTCGGCGAGATGATCGCGAACTTTCCGGCCCAACGAACCTCGAGCCAGATGCCATAGGAGACCGTGTGGTAGAGGTCGATCTGGTGAACGCCTTCCTTGCCCGAGTACCTCGAGAACAGACCCTGGCGAGCGTTGCCGGTTCGGTCCGTCCACTTGGCGTTCGTGCGTGCGTAGTCTTGAACACGAGGAGCATTCGCCAGCATCAAACCGCTGATGCCGCGATTGAGCCGTGCTCCGATCTGGCTCGTGTTCACTCGGAGAGTGCCAGCGTCAAACTCGAGGCGAACCTTCTCAGCCATGGAGATACACCTCCGCCGAGATACGCCACGGAGGAGAGTCGGCGAACCCGATCACCTCGTAGGTGTTGGCTCCGATGCTGAAGCGGTCCTTGATCTGGATGTCTTCGTCGGGCATGGCGATCAACGTGTGCGTTGCCGTCACGACGGAACCGTCGGTCGTTGTACGTGTAACGCCTTGCCCAACACGATTGGAGGAGACGAGGCGAGCCAAGAACGGCTCGAGCGACTCGCCGGTTTCGAGCGTGTATCCGCCGGTTCCAGTTGCAACTCTGGTCGGACGCTCGAGAGCGATCTCTGTTGGGTTCTCCAGGATGAAGAACTCCGTGAGGCGAAGGTGTGCAGAGGAGGTCAGCGTGCTCATCACGACCTCACGATCTTCTTGATCCTCGGCCCGAGGGCGGGAGGGCTAACCTCCGCCTGAAGAACCGTGGTCCAATGTTCGAGCATCTCGTTTGCATGCTTGAACAGATCGCTTGCCGAGTGGCTCGCGCCAGCCTCGGACACGTTCACCAATCCGACAACGGAAGCAGCCTTCTGTCGCCAGATGGAGACGACAGCGCCAGTGACACCAAGGCTGTCGACCAACGAGGAGATGTAGCCGTCCGTGAACGGAGCCACGTTCGTCTCTTCTCCCGTGTTGAGGCGAACATCCTGGATGTCACTGACGCTTGCCATCTGTCATCAGCCCTTGGCTTCGTCGTCCGCCTCGAGAGCGGAGATCACTTCGGCCTTGGTCTTGAAGCCCGAGGGGTCGATGCCACGACGGGAGAGCTCTTCCTTGAGCTCGTCGCCCTTCATCTTGGAGTAGTCCATCTCGGACTCCTCTTCGCCTCGTTCGAACTTCTCGATCTCCGTGAGGAAGACATCCTCCGAGATCATGTTGCGGTCCATCGCGTAGCGAAGTTCGTCTTCGCTGAGGACGGACGGGTCACTGACGTCGACCTGACGGCTCATGCCTGCCTCCTTCTTCTGGTCTGGTTGGTCAGAGTTGAACTGACCGAGCCGACCGACGTCTCACGGAACGATCGGCTCGGCCAGACTCAGGGCTCAGGCGTAGGCAGCCGGGATCGTGTACGAGCCAGCGACAGTGACCTGCATCACGACGCCAGCACCACGATGACGGATACCCGTGCCGAAGCCACGGTTGTAGAAGGAGTCGATGAGCGGATAGTCCGCCGTGCGACCCTTCACGAGACGCAGACCACGGAGAGCCGGGTTCTGATGCTCGCGGATACCGACCGGGTTCGTCGCCTGCATCTGACCGCCCGTGGCGATACCGACCATGTACCCAGAGGGGATGTAGTCGTTCTCGATGACGAGCCACGGACCGTAGGCTCCGGCGACGGGGAGCCCGTTCACCTGAGACGGGATCGAGCCGCCCTGCGGGAACACGACGCCGCCAGTGTTGGTCGGCAGGAGCCACGGAGCGCCGCCAGCGGCTGGGATGAAGTCGTAGCTCGAGCCGGTCGCCACACGGAACGTGCGGATGGTTGCCAACTGCGTCGGGTTCACGAGGAGGATCATCTGGCTGCCCTGGAGCTTGCCGTAGCCCTTCTGCGAGATCTTCAGCGCCATCGCGTCCAGGTCGCCACCGTCGACGGTCGCAGCGCCACTAGTGATGTAGTGGTTCTCCGAGCCGCTGAACGTGTACGGACCGAACGCAGGAGGCACCGTGCCGTCTGCGTTGTAGAACGGGTAGACGTTGAAGTTCTGCCCTCGGATGTTGGTGGTCCGATTGACGTTGTTGAAGATGGCCCTCATCACTCGGCCGAAGACAAGACGGTTGTCCGCTTCGAGGATGATGTTGTTGACGCTTTCGACCTGAGAGGCGGTCGCTTCGGCGAGGTACTTCCACGTGAAACGAGCGGCGACGTCGTACCACTTGAAGTCGTAGCCCATCGAGAAGTAGTCCGCACCGCGAACCCCTCTCGGCTCGCCGAACTCCGAAGCCTCTTCGAAGTCGTCCAGGCTGACCTGAGGCACGTCTTCGATGGGCTGCGTGACGTTGAAGGTGAGAGCGCCGATGAGAGCGTCACGACCAGAGTTCCACGCCAGGAGGGTTTCCTGGAACTCAGCCCAGATCTCGTTGAGGTCTCGGCCGTCGATGGTCTGAGTGAGGACGTCACCTTCGGTGTTGAAGCCTCGGGCGTAGGCGGGATCCTTGGACATCCCGAAGGCACCGCGAAGGTCGTTCACGGTGACGCCGAGTTCGTCCGCGATCATCTTGTCGCGGAAGTCGACGATGCTCTGTTCGATGGTGTTCATGTCGTCGTACCTCAGGTTCCGATGAACGGGTTCGCCGCACGGCAAACGATGAGGCGGTCTGCCTCTACCGTGTAGCCGATCGGGGTCTGCGTGGCGCTCGCAGCAGCGTTGGAGAGAACTCCAGTCGTGGTGTTGGCGGTGTAGACGGTCCCGGCCGTCGTGCTGATCATCTCGACCACCTCGCCGAACTTCATGACGTCGACGATGTCGCCAGCCTTCATGTCCTTGGTAACGCAGATCACACCGATGATCCCAGTGTTTCCTGCCCCGATGACCACGCGACCCGAAGTGTTGAGACCGACGCCCAACGGGTTCCCCGGGATCTTTGCCTGATCCGCCGCGAGAGGAGCTCGGTGCCCTCCGCCGACCGGATCGTACTTGTCATAGCGTGCCATGACAGTCCTTTCGGTTGTGATGAGTTTGGGGAGAACCCCTAGCTCAGAAGGTCAGCGAGTGCGACCAGAGAGAGCAGGGTACTTCTTGGCGAGAACTGCCTCGCTGGAGTCCTTCGGCTTCTTGCCGATGGGCTGTCCACTGTTTGGCTTGTTCTTCGAGCCGTCCGAATCATCGTCACCGGAGGTTGCGGCGAAATGAGCATTTTCCTTGAGCCAGTCCGACACGAACGAGAGAAGTTCCTTCTCGTCGTACTTGCCGTCCTCGCTCTTGACATTGCTCAGGTCCATCAGCTTGACGGCTTGCGCAGGCTTGTTGAGCAGCGCAGCCGCTCCCGACTTGAAGAAAGCCACTTCGAGACGAAGCAAGTCAATCTCCTGAGTCATCTTTTCCACTTGCGCTTGTGCCGCCGCGAGATCGCGAGTCTTCAGTTCGATTTCGGACTTGTCCTTGTCCTCGATCTCCTGAAGCTTCTTCGCAAGCTCCTCCCGCTCCTTCTGCGCAGCACGCAGTTCGGTGCGATAGCGAGCCGCCTCACGGCTTGCCTTCTGCTTCTCCGGGTCCTTGACCGGCTTCTTGCCCTTGCCACTGGCATCAGCATCGTCGCCGTCGGACGCTCCGGTTCCGCTGGAACCATCGCCTTCGTCGTCTTGACCTTCCTCGTCTTCCTCGTCATCCTCACCCGGTGCGAACGCATGCTTCTCTTGGAAGCAATTGCGCAGATCGAGCTTCGTGAGACGATTGGGATACATGAGAGTCCTTCCGACTGGTCAGGCACTGCCCAACCACCGACGAGTGTACCACCATCGGCGAGCCTATGCAATGCATACCGGGCAGAAATTACTCTCGTGTTAGTTCGAATTATCCCTAGAAAATAAGGGAGAATTGAATCCCTCGGTCACCTGGATACGGCTCAGTGTGAACGAACGATCCGACAAGAATCTCAGTCGGAATCTTGTCCGGGAAGGCATCGCATGTCCAGACTGATCTGCGATGGCGACACCGATGACAGATGCCAACGACTTCGAACTCTGGGTCTGTATTGAGCGGACGAGTCCCAGGAGGAGCATCCGGATTGTAGTCAGTCATAGGAGAGCCTTCATTTTGATCAGATACTTGAGTCCGTACGGAGTCGTCTCTTTCGTAACAGACGTGACGATGAAATCCTGTTCTCTCTGAACAAGGAGTTCCTTTTCGCCCTTGACAGCGCTGAAGGTGTCGACGTATCTGCTCGGCGTTCCGGCAGGCAAGTCAACTTCAATTCGCACCGGATAGGAACTGAAGGTGCCCTTTGTGTGAACGGCAGTTGAAAAGAAGCCGCGATCCGTGAAGACTTTTCCACCAATGTTGTCGATGCCGCCGAGAGAGTCAAACGTGTCAGTGCCAACGTAACGAACGACGCGAGTGTCGAATGGCAGTGGGATCATCGCCCGATCAATATTGCGCACAGTGTCCGTCACCCTCCCTTCTTTCCGCAGACCACCGTTGATCTCTTGGTATGAACTTCCCGTGTATCGCCGGACAGCGTTGAAGACTTCCGAAGGCATGTTCGCATTCTGGTTCGCCCACTCAACGAAACGAGCCTCGCCGACGAACGAGTAATTCTCAACATTCGTCTGCTCAAAGAGAACCGTGGTCTCCTTCTTGAACTCCGTGTATTGGTAGGACGATCCTCCGTACGAATTGGACGCAGTCTTGACGTATGTGAGCGATCCAGGGGTAGGCATATTCCACTTGCCCTCCATGATCAGCTTCACGACATCTGCATCAACTCCCGTCAAATCAGCGACTTCCTTGAGCGTCATCCCGTTGGAGCGAAGGTCATAGACGAGCTTCTGCACTGTCTTGAAGCCGGTTTCCGAAGTTGGTTTCTTTACGTATGCCTTCCAAATATCTCGCTCTTTCTTGACCAGATTGTTCCAAATGATGTCGTCAACATCGCTCATCTTGACGCCGTACTTGTTGGAGAGCTTCAGGTATCCGACGACACCGTTCTGATATTCAGCCCAGATGTCTTCGACCTTTCCGCCGAAGGAACCGTAGAGATCGTCGATGTGGTTCTTGGCGTCGATCACCGAGTCGGCTTGAATCTTTGCAATTGCAGCTTTCAAATCCTCCTGCGCCTTCTGCGCTTCGCGAAGGAGTGCCCGCGAAGGACCGGGAGAGGCGAGACCCGTCGGCGGAAGGTCAAACGCATTGGACACCTTCACTGCTTCGTCGACTTGCTTCACTGCCTTCTTGGCAACCTTCGCCGACGCTCCCTTGATGCTGTCCAGCATGTTGGAATCGACGAGATTCTTGAGTTCCTTGCCCTTGATCTTGTAGTCGGTGATACCGGTCAGCTTCGTGAACTTGCTACGAGCCGCACCTGGATTCGGAAGGCCGAATTCTTCGGCGATTTCTGCCCATGACTTCCCTTCTATGCGCCTCTGGATCATGGCGTCGCCAACGCCGTTCGGAGTGTTCGAAAGAGTGCATGCGCCGACGCCCATCAGCAGACGACTCCATGCTGCTCGAGGTACGGATCATAGTCGCCCTTGACGATGCTGTCCATCATCTCCTCGTCGCTGACCATGAGGTGCGTCAAGTAACAGAGACACTGAGGATGCGGCTTGGCAGGAACTTCTTCCTTGCTCCAGATGCCAGGACCGAGACCGTTGTCCTGCTCGGCGTATTCGTTGCACTCGTCCGGCACTTTGTGAGAACCGGAGAGATTCCACTTGAAGCCCTTGACCCACGGCTTGTCCTTCGCCATGCGGATCGTCGTCGTGTGATGTGCGTTGTTGATCTCCGTGCGAGCCAAGCGCATCGCTGCGTATGAGACCCCTCCGGGAACGTTCGGCGAGTAAAAGTCCTTCACTTGCTTCGCGAGGTCTCGAGCGCTCATGTTCTGTGCAAGTGCATTCTCCACGATCATTCCCACTTGCTTCGTGGAGACCTTGCCGTTGGCGTAGATGCGCTCGGCGAGCGTGAAGCCTTCAGTCCGGCGACTCAGGATATCCTCCACGACCTGAGCCGCTTCGAAGTGCAACGCCTGAGCCATCTGCACCGACGCCAACGGAGGCATCCCCTTGAACAGATCGAGATCCATGCCCTGATCGACAGCGAGCTTAGCTTGCTGATAAGCGCCAGCCTGGATCACGCGACCGGTGCCGGTCCACATCTGCGTTGACACGGCACTGAGCTCTTCCATGATGCGCCTTGCTTGCGCACGCTGGATCTGTGCAGACGCAGACGTTCCGGTGATCGCCAGCATCCTCGCTTCGGCGTCTCGAGCCGCTCGCTTCAGGATGATCGCCATCTGCCGATGCGTGATGCCTTCGGTGATCATCAGCGGCTGAGTCTTGGCGAACGTCTCAGCGAGCTCCTCCGCTGCTTCGCCCATGTCAGATCGGGAAGGCCATCGCCGAAGGCCTCACGAAGAACGTCTCCTCCCATGAAGACTGGATTCCCGTGAGACCGTTGAAGCGCAAGGTCCATTCGCCGCCGGTATCGAAACGGTCCGGAGGAGTGAAGTCGATGACGCCAGCGCTCACGACTGACGAGGTTGGCTCCGTGTTCGGATGAATCGTCATCGTTCCGTCCGGGCGCTCGAGACGCCATTCCCATGACGTCGGAGTTGTGAGCACTCCGTCGGGGTTCTTGATGCTGGTCCTGAACGTCGGGCGGTCCCCGATGTCGTACTCTCTTGTCTTCTTCAAGACCATGCGGGTCCTCCGGCGTCTTGACGCGAATAGATGGCTATCGAACAGACACTTCAATCAGTGGCTGACGTGCCGTTACACCGATGAAGGGTACTAGGTCGGCGACGATGACGCTGCCTCCAACGGTGTCGAAGTGGTAGGCAAATGCGCTCGATGATGCAAATGCAACGACCTCTCCTGTCGAACCGTTCCAGACCACGGAGTCCGGGATGAACGCACCATCGCCACCAATGATAGTCAGCGTTGCGTTCGACCCGATCCAGTTCGCATCGCCAGCAAAGAACTCTCCCGACACTACACTCGCACCGACGGTCGCGCCGCTGCCATTCCATGTGTTGGAGCCACCGACGAATGAGCCGCTCGAGCCAGTTGCGACGATCGAAGAAGACGACCCAGCCCATGACGCCGTACCTCCGCCTACGAAGGTCCCACTGGTCCCGACGCATTGCACGCTCGCTGCCGATCCTGGCCACGATGACTCCCCTCCTGCCCATGTCCCCGATGTCGCAGTCGCGCTGATGGTAGCGGCCGACCCGGTCCAGAACTGGTCTCCATAGAACGCACCAGATGCGGCCGATGCGAACACCAGTGCATTCGACCCTCCCCAAATACCCGAGCCTGACCAATTGTCTCCGGCCGAAGCAACGAGGATGGATGCCGCCGACCCACTCCACGTCGCAGCACCGGGAGTGAACGTGCCCGACGTGCCTGCGAAGAGGAGAGAGGCGGTAGAACCCGACCATGTCGCTTCGCTAGACCATGCGCCGGAAGTTGCATTTGCAACGACAGTCGCAGCGGAGCCGGTCCACGTAGCAATACCGGAGAAGGCATCGCTCGTAGCGGTTGCCGTGATCGTTGCCTCCGAGCCAGTCCAGGTGACTGCTCCGAGTGTCCAGACTCCAGATGAAGCCGCGAGTGCGACAGCGCAGGAACTGCCCGTCCACGTTGCTCCATCCGGAGTCCAGGCTCCAGAGACCGCATCTGTAAATACGGTCGCTGAAGATCCAATCCACTGAACGGAAGAGTCAAAGACCCCGCTCGTCGCCGTTGCGATGATCGTCGCGCTCGAGCCGGTCCAAGTGGCGTCACCAGTGAAGCTGCCCGAGGTACCGCTGACCATGATGGTGCCAGTGGAGCCGCTCCACGTCTGCGGTCCACTCGACGAGCTGAACTCGCCCGAGTTCCCGGTGACGGTGATCGTGCCCGTAGAGCCGGTCCAGGTGATGGGGGCGGGGGCGAAGCTGAAGTTGTCCCAGAAGTTGGTGATGGCGACGCCGAGGTTCGACGTGACCGTGCGGACCATGATTTGCGTGTTGCCCGCCCCGGTAGCGTCGGTGAAGACCTGACTCCAGGTCGACGGCTCGGGGTCGGCGTTCTTCCACAGGCGGACAGAGTGGTCGTTTCCGACCGACATGATCTTCGTGTGGATGATGTCCCCCGCCGCCACGGCGAAGGAGATGTTCGATCCGACCTGAGCGCCGCGAACGAAGTTGGCGTACGGGAAGAGTTGGGCGATGTCGTTATGCGTCTCGAAGATGAGTGTGAGGCCGTCTCCAGTCGTGTTGTTCCATCGGAATCGGATTTCGGGGAACTGGGCGTCGTTGGTCGGGATTTCGGTGTCGATCTGGAACACGACGTTGGAGTTGCTCGTGTTGTAGATCGCCGAGCGGCCGTCGAAGGCACCTGTGCCCGTGACCATGCGTCCGCGATTGGTGAGGATGTCACCAGTGCCCTGCACGAACGTCCAGCCGGAACCCCACGAGGCTCCATCGGCTCCGGTGAAGGTGAAGTCGTTGGTGCCCCCAGCGAACGGATTGAACAGAAGTAGGAGGCTCACCTACACTCCCTTCGTCAGAGGCTTTCGAGCGTGGCGATGGTGCTCTCGGTGGTTGCGATCTCTGCGTCGGCGGCGGCGATCGCTGCGGTGTCACCGAGACGCACTGCCTCGGCGCGTAGCACCGTCTGACGGGCGACCCACGTACGAGCCTGGCGGATGAGGTCTTCGACGGTCATCAGATCACCATCGCCCGCAGCATCACAGTGCTCGTGTTCAGCACCATGTACACGTATTCGATTTCCGTGGCGCCGTCGGCGTAGTGGACGTCGAACGCCGTGTCGCCGCCGACCGCCCCGCCCTGCGTGTACGTCATCGTTGACCATCCGTCCTGTTCGCCAGTGACGACGTTGTAACGGAACCAACGACCGGTGGTGTCCTTCTGGGTGTAGATGAAGTCGTTGCGGTAGACGTACTTGCTGCCGCCGCCGAACACCTCGGTCGCCGGGGCGTACGTGAGGCCGCTCGCCCAGGTGTTCAGGGCGATGTCGTAGCGGTCGAGCACTGCGCCAGAGCCACCACGGAAGCTGTAGATGTACCGGCCGTTCTGGATGGCCGACTCACTATTCCACGCTGCGTCGGTTGCCTCGAACACCCAATGACCGGACATCCCGAGGCC